TGAAGTGGTTGTATCAGGACGGAGCCACGAAGAAACCGGCGGTCGAGCGGTATGCGTTTGATCCAGATCAGAAGCGAGACGAACAAGGGCGGTGGACCGTTTCGCCGCAAACAAACAGGCAGCGATCACGTTTACCGCAAGGAACGCGAACAGGCGGTCTTGCTGAAATTAGCCAATTGGTTGACCGCGCTTTGTCGTCAAAAGCTGCTGGCCGGGATGCGGTTTATTATGCCGATGTCAGCCAAATCGGTGCTGACAAGATCAGAGTTGCTACTGGCGTTGATGTCGAAGGTTACAGCCTGATCATTGATGCTGATGATGTGCGGCATGCCGTTAATCGTCATTCGGATCCGGCTATTGAAGCAAGTCGATCGCAATTGCCGATCAGCCGCGAAGACTTCATGAAGATACCCGAAATCATGGCTTCGCCTGACCATGTGGAACTGCTGCGGAAGCGGGATGCACATGGGAGTTTGCAGTTATTGTTCAGCAAGAGATTCAACGGTCATGTCGTCACAATTCAGGCTGTCAGGACTGGCAGACGAGAGTTGGCATTAAAGTCCCTTCAGAAGAAAAAAGGGTCGAGAGTGGATGAATCGGCGAGTGCCGACTCCCCTCACAGAACGCCCAGGACGGCTCGCCCGTCTTCTGAAGGGACCGATATTGATGGTCGTCATTCTGATGGGGATGTCAACAGGTATTCTTTGTCGTATGCGATGCGGGTTGCCTGCGAGCGCTACGCCCGCCAGTCCGCGAAGGGTCAGGGCGAATTCCGCTGGGTGACGATCGGCGGTCACGAAGAGGACGGCAAGGAGCACGCGGGCGGCACTCCGGTTCTGCTGGACGGCGAAGGCCGGATTGCCAGCCACCCGACCGTTCCGGCCCTGCACGGCAAGAAGCCGCATGAAGTAGGTAAGAAACAGCCGGCGAAAGATGGAAGCGGCGAGGTGTCCAGTTCGGATGTGGCAGCGAAGTCGTCAAGTGGTCGCAAGGTGTCCGAGTCGGCGCTGTCATCTCGCGCAAGATCAGGCGGTCATGCCGTCCGCAAAGCAACCGGGCGTGATCCATGGACGCTGACTTCCGATGAGTATGCCAACGCACTCGATCCTGCAGGCGGTAAGTTCCTGATCGGCCAAGATGATTCCGGCCATCATCAGGAATGGGTGCAGGCCGCATTGATTTACGATCCGGATTCAATTCCGGATGAAGTGCTTCGCGAGTACGCAGACGCGATGCCCAATGCCGCCAACGAGCTGGCCGAACGAAATCGCTCGTCTTCCAGTGCAGTAAAGCTAAAGCAGAATAACGAGCGACAGCTTGGCGAAATTCGCGGCGGGAAAGGCAGGTTTGCTGGCGTCACAACATTGGACGAGCTCAAGACCAGGATGAAGCCCGGAGAAAAGTTGTCGATTGCCACATACGGAGGCGGCACACAAGCGGAAGTTCGCGCCGTGTTGCGGGGTAAGAATGTGTTAGTGGCGACAGCGGACATGCCCAATTGGAAGCCGGAGTCAAAGCAAGCTGAGCCGACGAAGGAGATTGATCCGCGATTGGTACTACCGACTGCGCGCCCAGAAACACCTGAGCGAGCAACATCTCAGCCAACCGTCCCCGGCCAGCAGCAGAACCTGTTCAATCCGGACTCACAGGGCAAGCTGTTCAATGTGTCGGCGCCGAAGTCGTCCACGAAGTCCACTGAGTCTGCCGTGCCGAAGTCGGAGCTGGAGAAGATCTCAGACGCGGACGAGGAACGAGCTGCCGCGAACAAGCCGCTGGATGGGCAACGGGAGTTGGTAGATGTCGGCGACGACAGGTCGAAAGAGGCGTGGGAGAGTATGACAGCCGAAGAGGCGGACAAGCTCCATCGGCTCGACAAGCGGCGGCTGGCCTACGATGCCGCGCAGCAGGCAGCCAGCGATTGGGCCAAAGCAGACAGGCCTCGGCATCTGCAAGGCTATCTAACACAGGAGCGCAAGGCCGACTTGATGCGGCAAGGCGTTACGCTGAGAGATTATCAGGTCAGAGCCGTGGAGGAGCAGTTAGGACAGCACAAGAATCACGTCGAGGGTTATCTGGCGCGCGGCATCTACGTGCCCGATGATGTACTGCAGGAATACCCGGATCTAGTGGCGAGACAGCGGGAGTTGTCGAAGGCGGGTTCGCGACCGTCTGATGATGCGTATGTTCGTGCAAGGAAAGCGACGAAGGCGGCTTCAAAGGGTGTCGATACGGCTCAAGTCAATGTGCCACTCAGCAAACGGGGTGACATTGACAGACAGATTGATGACCTGAAGAAGTCGCAGGTGGAAGAAGCAAGACAAGAACGACTTGAGTCATCTCAGATTCGTGACGAGGCTCGCGAGCTATTCGAGAAGCATGGAGATGCCCTTGCACTTAGTACAGTTCAGAAAAACGGCAGAACGCTCAAAGACGCGAAAGCGGCGATGAAGGACATCATTGCCAGTAATCCCGCATTGGCGAAACGGATGCTCGAAGAGTTCTCACAGCGACAGCAAACGACATCGATGAAGGCCGACATGCCATTACCAGCAGCGGAAAGGACAGACCTGCCGCCGTACAGCATCGCCAGGCTCGCGGAAATGCACGATCGCCTTGATCGTGGAGAAACAACAGCAAATGAAGTCCGGCAATGGCACAAGGAAATGCAGTCGCCGGAGTTCCAGTCAGCTGTGCGCGGTGAACTGGAGAAAATGAGCGTCGCAGACCTAAAGAAGCGCGGCGCACGCGGCTGGGTCGGTCGCGAAAAGAAGGCCGATCTAATCAATAGTCTGATGCAGAACTGGATGAGTGGCGAGTCGCTGAATGTGACCGACCGTGGCATCAGTTATCAGATGAGTGGCGACATGAAGGCCGCAAAGGCTAACGCGATCGCGAAGAGGCTTGATGAACTGACCGACGACCACATCCAGAAGCACGCAGCACAGCGTAAAGCCGTTACCGAAGAGCGGCAGGCAAAAATCGCGGAGATGAAGGCCGGAGTGGAGAACCCGAAGACGATCGAAGACTTTGAGCGAGCGGCGCGCATCAAGGGCGGCGAGGACAAACTGACCAGTGAGCAGCGGGCGACTTACGATGACTTGCGGGCGACAGCCAGACGCGAATCTGAACGCGGTAAGAAGGCGACGGTTACCGCATCGACGGCAGCGGTCGGTTCAGTTGGCGGCTTTGATCTGACGAAGAATTTTCACTCGAAGCGCGGTCACGACATCTTCACCGCGAGTCCGAAGAACCGGGTTGGCACAGACGAATACAATTCGATGAATGCGGCAGCCAGGCGATTGGGCGGATGGTACTACAAGGCTTATGGCGGCACGCCTGGCGGGTTTCATTTTCCGACTGAGGATGCTCGCCGTCAGTTCGTCAGCGTGATGGAAGGCGGTAGTGCGGACGCATCGGATCAGATGGCCGCAAAAGCAGAACTCCGGGCGCAGACCGCATCCGAATCACTTCGAGAAAAGGCCGCGTCAATCCATGAAGCGGCGACAGCGGAACTCGGTCGCGAGCGTCAGACGAATACGTCGCGTCGTGCGGACATGGCGGCGTCGATCGAAGGCCGGGCACACGCCAGCGTCGCGAAGGCAAAGACGATGCAGACTCTGGCGGATCACCTTGAACGCGGAGAACTGCAACATCTGGCTGGAGTCCGCCACGGAACGCATCTCGATACGCTCGACAGCCTGTTGAATCAGGCGAAGTACGCGACAGTTCGGCACATGCGGAAGGAGCGCGGAGACGGCAAGGATCGAATGACCTGGCGTGAAGAGGAAAGCATCCTGGATGGACCGGCGGCAAGGGAGCACGTCGATCATGCGGAGTTCCCGTATCCGCGTCTGCACAAAAGTGACATCCTCAAATATGCAGCCGAACTCAGCGACGTGCCGGGCCTGAAGAACATCGCGGCCAGCCTGAAGAAGAAGGCCGAAGAAGGATTTGAGCGGAAGGGGAATGGGCTGGCATTCAGTGGCGGCGAACTGATTACGTCAAAGAAGACGCGATTGTTCGGCGTGCCGGATGGGAAGGCCGTCCGAGTGCATCGCAGTTCGGATCCGAAACTGAAAGGCGAACTGCAGCAGCATGGACTGGAGCACGCCTACACGGCAGACGGAGGCAAGACGTTTGCAAAGTCTCCGGATGAAGCGATCGTTGCGGCCGGAAGTCGCGGGCACAAACTTGATCTGGTGGATGCGCCGACTTCCGACAGCGAAATGGTCACATTCAGCGAGCCAGACGAGATTGCCAGGCTGGAAACAGTGGCGTCTCGGCTGAAGAAATCACCGGACCGCAACAGGCAGCGAATTGCAGATGATCTCAACTGGCGGCTGGAACAGGTGAAGCGACTGCGGTCAATGGATATCACGAACCCGCCCGAATTGCGGGCGGCGCTTCGGGAATACCAGTCTCTCAAGGTGGGCAAACAGCAGACAGACCCGATCAAGGCGGCGGAACGAGCACTGGCCGGCAGAAAGATCGACGGGTTCTTTCCCACTCCGAAGACATTGGCGAATCGCCTGGTTGACGAGGCTGATATTCGTCCGGGCATGAAAGTTCTGGAACCATCCGCAGGCAAAGGTGATCTGCTGGATGTGCTCAAAGAGCGGCACGGTGATGCGATTGAACCACATGCGATTGAGCCGCACAGTGATCTGCGAGGCGTGCTGGATGCAAAGGGCCACAAGTTGGTTGGCGATGATTTCCTGAAGCACTCCGAAGGCGGCTATGACCGCATCGTGATGAATCCGCCGTTTGAGAATGCGCAGGATATCGAACATGTCAAACACGCCTTTTCCCTGCTTGCTCCGGGTGGCCGCGTTGTGGCCATCATGAGTGCAGGCGGTGGCCGAAAGCGCGAAGAATTCGACGCCTGGTTAACGGGCCAGGGGGGAGTCTCCGAAGACTTGCCGGAAGGTTCGTTTGCGTCGAATGAGGCGTTTCGGAAAACCGGTGTGAATACACGGCTTGTCACAATTGAAAAGCCATCCATGCCGGATTCGGATGTCAGTCGCGAGCCTTACGGCATGCTTCGTCGTGCCTTCGATGCCGTGCATGTAGAGCGTTACGAACTGAAGCCGTCGGCGCCTGCTGAAAGCCATCCGAAAGCTGGAAAGACTCGCGGGGGCAAGAAGAGAGTGGCAACGTCGCAGAGGGCACGCCAGCCGGGTGACGGGACTCCGGGCTGGCAGAAGGTCGGCGGTTCGTCGGTGTTCGTGAACGGTGACGGCAAGATCACCAAAGGCTGTCCCGGTCTGAAGGGTGAGCATGTCAACGATCTGATCGGCGAAGATGACCTGTCACGCGATCGTCGCGCTGCGCGGCAGGCCCATGCGGAAGCGGCCGGGAAGACCGGGAAAGACATGAAGACTGCCGACCTGAAGAAGCTGGAGTCTCCCGCAGCTCAGCAGAAGCATGCGGCGGCCCGGAGTGCAGCCAGGGCGACCGGCGTTTCGACTCGTGATGTCCTTCGAGCGATGACGGAAGAGCATCAGCGGATGTCTCAGGATCATTTGCTGTTTGAACAGGCTCGCGCGGAAGCCAGGAAGATGACTGGCCTGAACTCCGGCCGGCAGGGGTTCATCGAAAACGCCTACAGGGACCATTCGACGGTTCCCGGATTCGATGAGGGCGCTCGCACATTCGCCTATGCGTTCCAGCATCTGGGATTCGATCCGGATGATACTGAGAACCCGCAGAAAGTGTGGGACTTCATTCGCGAGGGCGCAAAGCCAGCGGTCAAAGAGTGGTCGCAGGAAGTGGCAGACAGTGCCGCAGAGCGATTGATGCGTGATCGCAAGGCGGCAAAGCGAGTGCAAAAGCAGCCGTCCGCCAGCGCTGATGACGATTTCGGCGACAGTGACGGATTCGATGACTTCGACAATTTCAGTGGTGATGAGAATGGTTTCGACGGGCCGCAGACATGGTCTCGCGAATCCACGATCGACACGCTGGCAGAACAGTTGGCGGGGGTTCCATTTTGAGCGGCAGAGTGATTGATCGCAGGCCGGCTGAAGGCGAGCCGGAGGCTGTTCGTCGCAGTCGCATGGCGGCCATCCTGCGCGCCATGGAGCGCGAAGTTGTCGCTGTCGGCGAGTCTGGATGGTTTGGCGAAGTCGGCCTGCAGGTCTTCGTTGAGAACGGTGTGCCCGTCCGAATTGTCGCATCCACCAGACGGTCAGAAAAACTCTGAAAATGATCTCTTGCTGATTGTGGTCGGTTCGTGGTCGGATCGTGACTCTGGCGTTCCGCCTGTTGATGGTCTGACAAGTTATGCGTGAAATGGTGTGATATGATTCAGGTGATCCCGTGGTCCGAGAATGGTGCTGATCGTTGCGGAACGACGGCGCAGCGCCCGACCAATGCGAACGTGGGCGCGGTCTACTTCGACACTACGATCGGCAAACTGTTGGTCTTCAATGCCAGCGGCGAATGGGTTCAGCCGGACGGTCTGGAACCGGAAGCGACCAGCTCCGGCGCGGCAGCGGGGACCGGTGTGGCTGCTGACGAACGCGGCGCCCGTGTGCAGACGACTGTGCTGACGATCGAAGACCTTGAAGTCACGATGACGGACGCGACGACCAACGGCAGCCACGGCAGCCAGAAGGTCTACGACTTCCCGGCCGGCAACATCATGGTTCTGGGCGCGGTGACCGACCTCACCATCGAAGCCGGTGCTGGCGGAATCTCAGACACGGCCTCAATCGTTGCGTCTGTTGGCTCCGCGGCTGTGGGGACCGACAATGCGACTCTGACCAGCACGGAAGCGAACATCGTTCCCAGCACGGCCGGCACGCTGACGAGCGGCGCAGGAGCCGTAAAGGGCGAATCGACAGCGGTTGCCCTGCTGGATGGCACTTCGACGGCTGCGGACGCTTACCTGAACATCGCGTGTCCGGATGCCGGGTCTTCGGCCAACGACACGATCACTGTGAACGGGACGATTCGGCTGATCTGGATCAACCTGGGTGACAACTGATACTGACGCGGAGTGGAGAACCGGTATCTCGCCAGCCTCATAAGCTGGAGACAGACAGTTCAATTCTGTCCTCCGCCATTTTTAATCGAGTGAAACGACATGGCAGCAGGTATCACAACGCGAGTCGGTCTGCTCCCGAAACCGGGAGAGGATCAGATTGCGTTTGCCACTCGTTTCCACACTCTGATGAGTCGCGAGATTCCCGATACTGATGCTCGCAACGCGGAGATGTTCCGGGTCTGGTTTGAATCCGGAAACGATTCGCTGTTGCGGGCCGGGCGAAGGCAATGGCCGAAAGAGAAGTACCGGATGGTGCCTCCGGTCGCAGTGTTTGACGAGCATGTGGCCCGCAATGGCGACGGTTCGACAACGCACTACGAACACAAGGGGCTGTCTGCGATCGTTCGGAACATGAATGATCGCATTCGGAAAACCGGCAATTACGCGGCGCTGACGGACGGGCACACGACTGACGATCCGGCTGATCAGCAGCCTGAAGTGCTGGGCTACTCCGGGCCGTTCTACCTCGGCCAGGTTGGTAACGAGGGCGCTCCCCGCTGGGCAGTGTTTTCGGTGGAGTGGCACCGCAAATCCGCGGCGCCGATCCTGGACACTCACCGCACTCGCTCGCCGGAAGTCTGGCTGACTCCGCGACTGGAAGACCGGGTCATGGATCCGATCGCCGCGCTGGGGGCCGAACGTCCCCGTCGCGATCTGGGTATGGCTCGGTATTCACTGTCTGGATCACAGCACGAAGTCGCTGTCGAGAGGTATGCAGCCCGTGGAATCACGCGGTTGTCTGCGACGCGAGTACAGGGGCAGCGATCGGGAATCAAGGTTGAGCGGTACGCAGCTGCAGCGATGCCTGGCGGCGCGAACACGTTTGTTCCAGACGAAAAGTATTCGGCCGATGAGCCGGAAACAGAAGGACGGGATTCGATGGCTCTTTCTGACGAAGATGCTCGCAAGATCGCTCAGTATGCGGCGGACATTCTGGAAGAAACGCCGTGGGTGCAGTTCGTGAAGTCGATGATGGCCGGCGACAAAGGGCCGGATGATGTCGCGGACACCGAAGCAGTCACTGACGACGATCATGACGAGCCGGACGGTGATGAAGTCTCCGACGATGACTCTCAGGTCATGGCGGACTTCGACGATGAAGATGATGAAGAGGATGGCGGTGAAGGCGAGGCAGGAGCAGCTCCGGCCCCGGCTGAAGCGGCGTCGGATGTTGATGACGGCGATGATGACGGCGATGAAACGGAATCGGCTGGCGATACATCTGGCTCAAGTCTCGAAGCGGTCAGCCCTGAATCCGGCGCCAGTCCTGACGTCCTGATGGATCGCATCACTTCACTGCAGGCTGAGAATGCCCGGCTGAAGCAGCAGCTCGCGAAAGTGGGCGGCGAGAAAAAGGAGCATTACCGCCGTGCGACGCTGGCTGCACTTCGTAAGAAGGGCCACCAGATCGACATCGACGAATGTGCTCAACTCAGTGAAGACTTCGACGATGTTCAGTTTGAACGGTATGCGAAGTCTCTGGAGCGAAATTCAGTGCGAGTGCCGCTGGCTGATGAGGTTGGCGATTTGCCGGTTGAGCGGCCGAAGAAGACGGAAAGTTCCGGCGGGGATTTGTCGCAGCCGGGCAACCCGAAGATGGCTCGATACGCGAAGAGGGCGATGGAGAAGTACCGCGCCGAAGTGCAGGCGGGCCGACCGGCGGATTACAACAAGCTGGTTGAGGATGCGATTGCCGGCCGGATCTGAGCGGCTCGCTTACAGACAATCTGATTTCACAGGTGACTGACCAACAGAGCCTGTGCTGAGTGCAAACAACAGCATTCAGCACAGGCTCTTTCTTTTTGAGGAACGGAACATGCCGACTGGTGCCCATGTTGCGACCGGGACGATTCGAGTGAGTCGCTTCGTCAAATTGAGTGGAAACTTCTCCGTCGCCGAATGCGATGCGAACGAGTCGATCTACGGTGTCTCGCAGGAATTCAGCCGCGTGGTTCCGATTCCGAGCGAAACGGCCGATCCGCCTCAGGCCGCACAAAGCGGTGAAGCACTCAACGTGCATCACACACCGGGCGAGATCGTGCTGATCCGCGTTGGTTCCGGCGGCGTGACCTACGGGTCGGACGTTGAGTCGGACGCAGACGGCCAGGCGGTCATTGCCGCTACGACTGCCGGCACGGTGCGGAACCTTGGTGGCAAGGCGCTCGAAACGGCGTCGGAAGGCGAATACGCCCGCATGGAGCTGCGTCCGTCTACTCGTACCGTTCCGGCCGCGTAATCGACTGACTCTCACAATCTGATTCTTTCGGGTGACTGACCAACAGAACCCGCGCCTGAGTGTGAATGCACTCGGTCGCGGGTTTTTCTTTTTTGTGGACTGGAGAAAAAGCCGTGGTTGCGACTCTTCCGGGTGGTAATAACACCTTCGTTCTGGACCATAAGGCCAGCGGCGGCCTTACTGTGGATTTCAGCCGCAACCCCAGCAAATTCGCGTTGAATCAGTACACGAAGCTGATTCCGGCGCCGAAGATGGCCGGTTACTGGCTGGAAATGACCGTCGAAGAGGCCGGTCGAGTTCTGTCGGCCAACGACGTTGAACACGCCTGGCCGGATGGCGCAGATGCTCCCGACGACAACGGCGGAACGGAGTCGTTCCAGTTCAAACAGTTCACTTGCGACCGCAAAGCGTGGAGCGCGCGGCTGGGCAATCTCGGTGCCGAACAGGCATCGTGGGACATCGTCAATCAGCACGCCCGCATCAAGGCCCAGCAGGGCATGACCAGCCGGACGCGGCATGTCATCGACATGTTGACCACGACTGGCAATTACCTGTCCGGTCACTATTCGGCGGCGGCTGATATCTCCGGTAACTCCGGGACGTGGGCGGCTTCGACCAGTGCCCGACAGGACATCAAGCGGTCGTTGAACTATGCGGCGAAGGTCATCGAGAAGGCAACGCTGAGCGCTGTCAGCAAGAAAGACCTCGTGCTGGTGATCAGTCCCGACTGTGCCAGTGAAATCTCTGAATGTCAGGAGATCGTCGAGTACCTCAAGGGGTCGCAGCACAGCAAGGGCCAGATCGAAGGCACGCTGTGGGACAACTCCGAATGGGGGCTTCCGCCATACCTCTACGGCGTCAAGCTGGTTGTCGAGAACACCACGATGGTGACCAGCAAAAAGGGCGCGTCGTCTGTCAGTCGGTCCTATGTGCTTACCGGCGCAAAGGCCATGCTGCTGGCGCGTCCCGGGGCGCTGGAAGGCCTCTACGGTTCGCCGGAGTTCTCGTCCTGCTCGCTGTTCGTCTACCAGGGCAGCGATGGGTACGACATGCAGACGGAAGTGAAGAACGACACCGAAAATCGAGTCACGAAAGTCCGTGTGATCGACCATCGCGTGGCCAAGCTCACTGCTCCGGCTTCGTCGTTCCTGTTCACCGATGTGATCTGATCGGAGTCCGCATGGCTGCTTACGCGACGCCGGCGGACCTCGCTCAGCGGTATGACGTGCGGACGCTCCTTGAGCTGCCCAGCGACACCGATGAAGCGATCGAGTCTGCTGACCTGGACGACAACGAGATTCTCCTGATGGTGCTGGAAGACGCATCCGGTCAGGTGGAAGCCGCGTTGCTGGCCGGTCAGCGGTACTCGGCAGCTGACCTGAGTGGTCTCACTGGTAATCCACAGGGACTGCTCAAGCGGCTCGTTTGCCAGATTGCGTTCACGTTTCTGGAAGAGCGGCGCGGCGGACTCGATCCAGATCAGTTTGAGAAACGGATGCAGTGGCCGAATGACATGCTCGATCGGCTGCGGCGCGGCGAAAACATCTTCGGCATCACGGAGTCTCTGGAAGCCAGCGTTCCATCGCGTGAGGTGGCAACGCCGTCCAGCGTGGAAGCAGCCGGCCTGATGAGAAGCCGAACATACCATTACTACCCGCATCAGACTTTTCCCCGAAGAGGGTGATGAATCATGGCTGTCGCTTACGAAATGAAAGGCCCGGTCGCCATCAAGGTTGATACCGGGGCAACGAACGCGCTGGAACTGCTTGGATACTCCGAAGACGGCGTCATGATCGACGATCAGGTCTTCCGCGAAGACATCAAGTGTGACCTGCGCGGCGGCCAGGCCGGCCCTCCAGACGAAGTGCAATACTTCGGAGCAATCCATCTGATTCAGTTCACGCTGGTGAAGTTCGATGCCGCAGTTCTGGCCAAGGTTTTGGCTCACGTTTACGGGCAAACGGCAGGCACAGTCGCGGATCCCGGCACGTTCCTGAGCGACAACGGGTTCCGCCTGCTGCTGCATTCCACTTCGGTCCCGCGCAACTATCTGCTCGCGGCTCCGTGGCGAGGGATGAAGATCCCGGCCGGTACCAGAGCGACTCGCATTCCGATGACGTGGGAAGCACATGCGGTGGACGTGTCCGGAACGATGACGCTCTACAACGCGACGACCACATGACGAGTGTGTGATGGGCGCAGCCCTTCCTTCGGCGGCCGGGGTTGTCGGTTCTTCGGCAACTCCGGCTGTTTTCCTTTCTCGAACTGTCTGAAAGGCGATCAGACATGCTCGGCTGGCTGTTCAACAGGATCAGACGCAAACGTGCAGAGCGGGAACGTGCTGTTTATCGGTACTGGAATGGTCGCGAAATTCGGACCATTGATCCGATCGAAGTCATTCGCACGTTAATGAATTCTCCGCCGTTTGACTGGTCGAAAGACCCGATCTGGATCAGCAGCGCTCTCACGCATCAGGAGCGAGACGCGGCACTCCAGCGGACCGTGGCGGCAGTTCGATCGGCGTTCCGGCTGCCGGTCACAGGTAGCCTCACAGAGACAGAGTGCGTCGGACTGCTGATTGCATTTGTGGCATACATACGCGAGCAAAAAAAAAGTGGCAACCTGCTGCTGACCTCGCTGCTCAATACGGCGCAGGAGCCATCCCCCAGCACGAGCGATCCGATCCCGAATTCCGATTCGGACTCTGGCTCAACCTCGAACGCCAGCAGTATCGCGGAGCCGTGCCCGTCATGACTGCGATTCATACGGCACTGTCCGGAGAAGTGCCGCGGGAGATGTTTGACGCGGTGGCTGACGGTGAATGGCAGGCGCAGGACCAGTGGGAGCGGCATCAGGCGAATCTCGAATTGCAGCGACAGAGGCGTGAACTGCTCGGCCAGTGAGGTGAGTGAGAACAATGGCGACTGGAACCCCAATGCAGGGAGGAATCGGCGGCGCGGCATGGCCGTGGCGGTCAATTCTGTCCGCGTTGCCGTTGACTCGCCTGGCGGACTGGCTGTCGCAGTTTCTGGCCGCTGAGACTTCCGGCGAGACGGGAGCGATGCCCGTCGATCGATCTGGTCCGACGCAGCCGGCCGCGCGGCCTCGCATGTCCCGCGTCGTGAGGTCTCTGCTGGATTCGATCGGGCCAGAGATTTCCGCGCAGATCATGCAGCAGGCCGGCGTACCGGATGCGGCGCGGGCCATTCAGCAGGCACTGAATCCATCGTCCGCAGCCGCATCGACAGTGCCAAAGGAGATGCGGGAAGTCGCAGCGATCATCAGCCCGGAACTGTTTCCGGACCCGGCACAACGCGCCGAACTGATTCAGTCGCTGATGGGTTTGCGGCCGGATCTGATCATGTCCGCGGCGACGTTGCAGGCGGCGGTCAATCCGGTTGAATCGCAGTCCTCGGTTCCGCATCCGCAATCATCCGCATCACAATCAACCGGGCCGGCCGGTGCTTTGCCTCCACTGTCGCCTTCGGTGGGCAAGCCCGGCCGTGTCCCGTCTTCCCGGTCAGCAACTCGTCAGAGCAAGGCGAGTCCGGCAAATGCAGTGGCGCTCAGTCCGGACGAAGCTCAACAGTTGCTTGGCCGGTATTACCCTCAGGCGATGGCCTCGCTGCAGGCGACGGAAGAGCCGGCAGAGCCAGTGGCGAAAACTCTGGTTGCCGCTCCGCTGGTCGAAAGCAGGACGGACGGCACAAACGGCGACAAAACCGGCCTTGCGAGCATGGGCGCCGGGATGGCCAAAGGCATGCGGGACGGCCTGATCGACTCGGTCTGGAATCGAGTGCAGGCCGGGAAGTCCGCAAACATCGCCGGTGGCAAGCCTCCTGTCTTTGAGCAGGCTGTTGATCTGGCGGCCTCTCGTGGACTGATTCGCGACCGTGACGACATCGCGGCGATTTATGACGCTGGGGGGAACAAGACCGACACGGTCAAAGTCTTGAACTCGCTGCTTCAACGCCATCAGCAGGATCCGCAGAAGCAACAGCAGTCTGCGACATCGTCACCATCGGCGGCGGCTCAGCCATCGTCAGCAGGCAGCGGCGGCCAGATTCCTCCAGTTCCGCCGGGCCCGCCGCGTCCACCAGCAGGCGGTGGAGATGAGCCTCCGGACGGCGGTGACGACGACAGCGGCGACAGCAGGAATGAGTCACGATCCGGCCAGTCTGGGAATCCAGGACAGATCGATCCATCGCAAGCTGCCGCGCCGATTGGTGATTCTCCCATTCCGCCGGTTTCGGACGGTGATAGCCGCTCGGAGTCCGACCAGTCCGCTCAGCCATCTGGATCGGGCCAGCGCCGACGTCGTCGTGATTCGCGGAAGCAGCCAGCGTTCAACCCGCGCGCGGTCTTCCGGAATCTGGTGTTCGGCAAACGCGGCATCGCCCGCAATCTGCTGGCCACGATCGGACGCCGTCAGGCCGGTCGGCAGGCCATGCGGAAGTTCGGACTGCGCCCGGGCGGTATGGGCGGACGACTCCTTGGCGGACTGGCAGCCGGATATGTGACAGGACGCACTGTCAGTGCTGGTGTTTCGAGCGGAATGAGCAGTATTGGCGGAAACACTCCATCAGCACAGGCTACAGGTCGAATGGCAGGTGGAGTAGCCGGACTGGTGGTCGGTGGCACTGTGGCGGCTGGCTTGATGGCAGGAGGGCCGGTCGGACTGGTAGTGGCTGGTCTGGCTGCGGGCCTTGGGGTCCTCGGTGCCGCGACCATTGGTCTGGTCGGAAAGTTCAAGGAATTCTCGGAGACGATCAACGAGGGCAATCGGTATCTCGCGAAATACAACGGCAACATCGCGGCGGCTTTCGCGCGACAGGATTTGAATCGAATGCAGATGGACCGCCAGACGGCCAATGAGACGCAGGGAACAACAGCGTGGCTTGTCAATGCGACGACTGCATCGCAAAAAGCGTGGCAGCCGTATGACAGAGATTCAAAGACGATTTCAAACCTGGGAGCAGTCTTCGGCGCGAAAATCTCGGAAGCATTCGGCGGCATGTACAGCACGGCCCGTGAGATTCTTGGCTTCGGCGCCATTCTCGATCAGATCGAGAAGAACACACGCAAAGAAGATCGTGGCGGCATTCCCGTGGAAGTCATGGCGGCGTTCAAAGCCCAACCGAATGATCCGTTCGCTGGACTCCGGCAGCCGATCAATCCGCAGTGGGAGATTCGCCCGTGAGCGAAACAACTCTCACTTACAACGGTGTCACTCTGCGGAACTGCCTGACCCGGACTTTCCGTCAGGAAGCGGTCTACGATCGGTCGGATACCGACCTGCTTTACTATCGTTACACGATCGGCGTAACGGGCTATCTGTCATCCGCAGACGTCCTTGATTTTACAGCGCCAACAACACGAGTTGGCGTTCGCACATCCGGTCTGAATCCATCGTTGCCACCGCCAGCAGGTAGTGCGATCAACGCGCCGACGCAGCACTTGATCATTCGCGCGAAACTGATGGAACCGCGTCAGGCGTTCGAGTTCAAGTCCGGCACGACCATGATGCTGGAAGCGAATCCGGTTGCCTCGAAGACATCGCTGTCCTACAGCAATGTCGATGTGAAGAACGGTCCGCATCCGCGTTCTCTGGCAGTCACTCAGATTGTCAGCAGCAATGTGATGCGGCTGGAGTTCGAGATTGAAGTTTGCCTGGTCGAGTGCAACGAATCCGGAACAGCTCCGAATCAGACAACCGGCATCCTCAACAATCGCTGGTCGATGGTGGATGTGGTCGATCAGGATTACTACACGACGCGCACGATCAACGGCCGGATGGAAACGGCTGACGGCACGGTGAACGTGAACTCGCTGCGGTTCTGGGTAGTTCCCCGGCTGCAACCGGGCTTCCGTCGCCAGTCGATGCAGTTCACGGTCAACGAGGACGCGCGGATCCTCGATTACACCATCGTGGACCGCGAAGTGGCTTTCGCCTGTCCAGCGCCCGCCACAAGCTGGGACGTCCGTCATGTCGAAAAGACCAGTAACAGCCGGATGGTGCAGTCATCGCTGGATGTGACCCTGAAAGGCCCGCGCGATGCCGACAAACAGGCCATGATCCGGATCGGCGTGGCGCTGATCGAAGCGAAGATCAGCAAGCTGTCTCAGCTCGTCAATAACGGCGGCAATCAAGCTCAGGCAGTTATTCATGAATTCACGATCGTGGACAGTTTCGGCGACTCCGGGAACTCGATTCAGGTCTCGTGCCTGGCCGAACGCGCGATGGAGACGAACGCACTGCTGGGAGCGCTGACGAATTCGATCGGGCGGCCGATCACTGCGGCTGATCTGGCGGCCGTGGTTCCCGGATACAACTCGAATTTTTCAGTTGGCGCACGCCCTGGCGATCCGATCTACGTCAGCGGACCGATTCCAGTGACATCCGCATGGCACGCCTACCTTCAGACGCCCTGTGATGGCTCAACGCATGGAATTGAAAGTGCTGAAAACGCATTGAAAGAGCAGAGTCCGTTTGCGCGCATAGATTACGCGCTCTCCGGCGCGGTCGTGTCAGCTCTGCCGACGCAGCCGGTGAATTACGTCGGCCAGGATCATCGCGACGCGGTCTACACACATTGGCAGGCGGAGTCCGTCTACCAGCAGGACGCACATCGGATCGCGTTGCCGATCGCCGGTCAGGCATTCGCCTTGTCCGATGATTCACCAACGCTGGTTGTGGGCGCCGTGGCTCTGCCCGGCTGGCGGCGCATCGTGCGAATCGTCGGTCAACGAGTCGGACGCGAACCATCCATTCCGCGTCCGGTTCCGTCGTACCAGTTCGGCAATGGCCGCGCGATTCTGCTGCGCAACGTGGCCACTCCGGTGTCTCCGGAGCGCACTCCCGGCGGCCAGGAAGTGTTCACGGTCCGCGCGGAGTTCGAATACGCGCTGACGACTCGTCCGAAGGACACTGATCAGCTTCCGGTCGCGTTCAACCCGTGGGAGGACGCATCGGTGGCGACTCACAAGACCAACCCGCAGAACTTCTTCTCTAACGCGAATCCATAATCATGACCGTACTGCTCACTGATGGATCGGCCGGTCTGTTCGACGTGCTGGGCCGCGTGTTTCAGGCGATGAGTGCCGTACAAACAGCCGCGCGCACAACGATCCGGCAGGAACTCACGGACATTCTGACGCAGTTCGAGAACGTCACCGACGACATCGACCTGAATGCGATCATCGCTCAGGTATTGCTGGCAGACACCGCGAGCACTTCCGGCGCGTCATCGGCGCTGTCAGCACTGCGGACCGTGGCGCGGAACTATCTGGTCGAAGTCGTGCATGCCGATCATCCGCTGACATCGAAGACGCCGCGCGCCGCTCTGGTAGAGTTGATCCGGCAGATGATCGAAGAGAGCGAATCGGTTGATGCTTCCACTGTGTCGATCACGGTCACAGCAGACGGCGACAACGACGGCGACGGAACAGTGATTGCCACCGTTATCCGCGGCGATGGCCTGACGCAACAGCATGCACTGGCTGAGGCTCTGACGGCCAAGGCAATTGATGACACCGGTCGCAGTCTGACGGTGTCCGATGGCGTGAAGCTCGATCTGCTGTCGGTGGACTGGCCAGGCGGATCCGGAACTCAGACGACTGTGGCCGTCACGTCTGTCGGCTCTGATGTGCTGCGGGATGGCGGCTTCGACACAGTCTCGACTCTCGACGCGGACGTGCCTTCCGGTTGGATTGTTGTGGTCGGCACTCCCGGAACCACGATCAGCCTGACGACTCCAGAGCAGCAGACCGTCACGATCGCCGGCACTCCGACCGGTGGTTACTACCAGCTCCAGTACACGGATCGAAACGGAAAGATCCAGACGACCGATCCGATCACGTATGACGGCGCGGCTTCGAAGGTGCAGTCCGGGTTGCGGAGCCTGGACGGACTGAATCAGCTGACCGTCAGTTCGACCGGGACCAGCCCGAACTACACGCACACGGTCACCTTCAAGGGTGTCGGTGGCGACGTGGCCTTGCTGGTCGCGAAGAACTATCTGTCCGGGGCGAGCGGATCGAATGAAAAACAGTCGATCACGATCAGCAACGCGGACGGTGGCACCTTCACGCTGACGTTCGACGACACGGGCAGCAATCCACAGACGACCGGGAACATCAGCTATCCGCCGACGTCTGCGACGATCAGCACAGCACTGCTGGCGCTGTCGAATGTGGACACCGGTGAAATCAGTGTGACCGGGTCCGGGCCGTGGGTGGTCGAGTTTCAGAACGGGTTGGGTCTGCAGAACCTGCCGGCAATGACGATCGACACCGCCAGCCTGACGCGGACGGCTCCGGACGTGGTGCTGGCCACCGTGCGCGAAGGCGGTCCGGCGGCGAATTCGATCCAGACACTGGAGCTGATCGACACCTTCACCGGCGGAACGGCATTCCTTCGGATCGGCAACACGGTCACGGCGCCGTTCGATCACGACGCGTCCGCCGCCGACATTGCAACGGCGATCGAGGACACTGGCGATTACGAAGTGACCACTTCGGACGGTCCGCTGGGGACCGATTCTGTTGAGATCGAGTTCGATGGGGCTTCGGCCGGTTCAGTCATCCCCGCAATGACGCTCGACACATCCGGCCTGACCGGAGGCAGCATTTCGGTTGCGGTATCGGAGCAGACGGCAGGGGCGACCGGCGGCAATGAGATTCGGCTGCTGCGGTGCGATGCATTTGGCTCTGGCACGGATTCAGTCGGGACAGGTCGCAACTTTGAACGACAGAAAATTGTTAGATCAGGTACTGTGTCCGGAGGGACATTTACAGTTGCTATCACAGTATCGTCAACGACGTACACATCGGACGCAATTCCCTACGATGCGAAATGGTGGACAATTCTTGAAGCGATTCAAGGGGTTTTTGACGAGGCCTACGGTTCTGGAACTGTTGGTGTAATTCCGCAAAGCAGCAGTCAGGCGTTGTTGTCGCTGACTCATACATCGGGGGCATCGTCGGGTTTTGAGTTTGTCCTGATTAATTCAGGGTTTCAGAATTACGCAACGATTACTGTCAATGCTGGCAGCTTGACCGGAGGCGGGTCGTATGCCTCATCTGGAGTGGTAAATGGAAGCGCTACCGGCACATGGGTTCCTTTGCAGTACACCGCAGTGTTTTACAATGGCTCGGAATCCGAAGAGGTAGATGTCACATCAGGGGCAGAATCAACACTTCAGACCACAATGAACACGCTGTTTGGGAGTGGCAATTGCACGGTCACGGAAATCGCACCGGCAACGTACACGTTTGAATTCGTCGGGGATCTGGCTGCCACAAATATTGGTTCTGAGTTTTCCATGACCGTCCTGGAGTATCTCAATGCCGTATCAGGCGAACCATATATGGACACTGTCCAGAACGGCGCGACATCATCCACATCGGAAGTGCAGCGAATCACCGTGGCCGGCACTCCAGCGGAAGGAACATTCCGGCTTGGTCGGCTGGGTTCGTGGGTTTCGATCGACTTCGACGAAGCCGTTGCCGACACGCAAACCAAACTGCGGACGCTGCCAGGCATGTCGGCTGTGACCGTGTCCGGGGCCGGTCCGTTTCCCAGTAACACGATGGATGTCACGTTCCCGTCTACCATGGGCAACGTGGATATGCTGTCGGTCGATTATTCGCTGCTGCTCTACAAGGTCACACAGACGCAGGTTGGTCAGCCGGATCAGGATGAGCAGTTCACAGTCACGCTGAGCAATTCTCCAATCAGCGGCGCGTTCACGCTGACGATCAACGACGGGACGAATCCAGCCGTCGAAACTGGCGACATCTCTTACGCGGCGACTTCGACCGCACTGAAAGGCCTGCTGGATGCGACGGCGCTCGGCACGTTCACGGTGACCGGTTCGGCCGGCGGGCCATGGACTGTCACGGCCGGCGGAAGTCTGTCCGGGATCAACATCACGGTCACAAAAGACGCCGGCACTCTGGCCAATGCTCAGCCGTCCGGAGTGATCACGACAACTCAGCAGGGGTCTGACGATTCCGGCACAATCGCAATTGCGGAATCCGTGCCGGGGACCGCGCAGGTCTACTCCGGAGCCTACGCGCTGAAGCTGACATCGAACGGGTCGGAACTCACTCAGATCACGAAGCGGCTCACATCGCTGACGGCCGCGACGCCTTACGCCGTGGATTGCCGGTTGATTCTGGCGGCTGCTTCCGCATCCGGAGTCATCAAGTTCGAGCTGGTGGACGGCGTGAACGGGACCGTGATCACCGATGACGCGGGCAACTCGAACGCCATCACGGTCAATGCTGCCGACCTGACGACATCGTGGCAGGCGCTGTCCGCGATCAGTGGAGTCGTCCCGATCTTCCGGACGCCGTCAAAGCTGCCACCACTGGTCTACTTTCGCATCCGGTTCAGTACGGCGATGCCGTCCGGCAAGATCCTGTTCGTCGATCATCTCACAATGGTGGCGATGACCGAATTGTATGCCGGCGGTCCGTTCGTGGCGGCGTTCGGCGGTCGAGACGCCTTCCGCATCAACGACGAATTCGCTCTGGCGGTCGCGAACAACCGCGCGGGCACGCTCCACGAATGGATGCATCGAACATTCGACCTCGCCCAGGAACGGCTCCTGCTGCCGGTAAACGCGGTTGGCAGTGAGACTGTGCCGGACACGGTGATTCAATGATCAACACTCCAACAACACATCAGGCAGTGTTCGACGCACTGCTGGCAAAGATCCGGGCCGGAGTTCTCACTGCGAACGCCGAACCGATCTTCAACACGGTCAATCTGTGGCTGTCAGACGATCCAGAGTTCGAGATTCCGAAGGGCGCACAGCACAAGGTCTATGCCGTGGTCTGTCCGACTGATGGCCAGATCGGCGAGCCTGAATTCGACGGCGGCGGAGAGCACAATGTCATCGAGTACACGGCCGCCACGATCGTTCTGCATTCGTCAATTCGACTCGCGCAGAAAGGTAAGCCGGGCATTGTGCTGACGGAGCCGAATTACGGGTTGTGGGTTTTGAAGCGCAAGCTGATCCGGGCACTGGCCGGCCAGTACCTGACCACAACCGTCGATGAGCAGACGGTGTCATTGCTGATCCAGCCGCTGCAGATCCTGCATTGCGAGCGGCCAACAATTCAGGGCCAGCCTGTCGGCGACCTGGCACTGCTGGTGAACTTGCCGTTTGAATGGGATCTGACCGCCGATCCAGAACCTGATCCGTGATTTGAAGGAGTTTCATCGTGGCGAAAGACACAACCGCAACCACAACGGGCATCGACGGAATCGCAGCCGGAAGCCCCGGAGCGACTGCTCAGAGTGATCCTGGTCCGCAGCAGCCGCCCGCGCCGGTCGCAGAGGGAACGAAACCGCCGTCAAATCCAGTCCGCAAGACGACGTCCACCGGATTCAGCCGTGTCGCGGCGACTCCGGAGACCTCGACAACTCCGAACGGGACCGCAAAGTGATCCGCTTCGCTGGTGTTGACCTGCTGTCCGATCAGCGCGGGACGCTGAAGGCGTTTCTGGAGTCGAACGGATTCGACTTCGGAACGCTGTTCGCCGCGCCGATGGCGGCACACGACGGCCGCAACAATCCGGTCTGTCGTCACGAGCCGACCGCTCCGTTTCCGACGCCGAACTATCCTGAACTGCCGCGGCTGATGATCAACCAGCTCTACTGGCCGACAGGCGCGGCGCGATGGTCGCAGTTCATCGGCATTGCGACGCGGGAAGCCCTGACCCTGATTCTGCAGACCGTGGCTGGCTATCGAGTCGGCTGGAAGCCGGCTCAACTTGTGATCGGCGACGGAGAGTTTCAAGGACAACCGCAAGCCGATCAGGTCAGCACAGACGGCAACGGCGCGAGAGTCCTGAGCACTCGAATGTTCCTGCTAGAACCGCATCCGGTCTCGATTCCATCCGGGGACGCGGTGGATGGAGTCACGACATTCTGGCTGCTCCCGCTGGTCGATGTCCGGTACTGGTGGCAGTTCCGTCCGGTTCTGCAGCGGAACAACGGAGTCGCCTGGTCGAACGCGACAAAGGAGACGTGGGCTGGCTGGCTGGAAGTGCTGCAGGCCTCGCTGGATGACCGGGATGACGATCAGCGGGATGTCACGCTGGAGTTTCAACCCGACGTGGATGTGACGGAATGGTTCTTCCCTGATCGGACGGAGCTCGACCGTACCCGGGCAAACGTGGCGATGACGCTGGACGCTCTGGCTCATTCCTGTGGCCGGAGATTCGTCCGCCGGGTGGATGGCTCCTGCCTGTTGATCGACCCGACACGATCGGGAATGACGCACACGTCGAATTTGCCGCTTGCGACCACAACGGCCGGCGGCCCGATCATCGCGCCGGCAGGTCCGACGGCGCTCACTCAACTGACAGCCCTGTCGTCATTGACTCCGGCGGGGCAACCGTTCCGCCGATCCGCTCTGTATCCGCAGTTCGTCGATGTTACGTTCCGCAAGCTGGTTGAATACGAAGATCCAAACCCCGACGTGAACGACCTGCCGTCCGTTGGCGTGTTTCTGCCGGACCCATACTTCCGGATGCGGCTGCAGGCGGGGACTGGCGTTCGCACGCTGCGTGAAGACATCAGCGAAGAACCGCACGGAGTCACGCACTTCCTGCCGGGGACTGCCGTCACGTTTCACACGCCGTCCTGGGTGGGACTGCACCTGTATCACGACGGGGTATCCGGCGACTGCCCGGAACCGCCAGGCACGATCGACCAGAATTTTTACGGCGATCGATACATGCGGTTCGCGCGGGCCGTCGCCGCGAACTACGTCGCCTGGCGGGAGCAGCAGCACGATTATCACCTGATCGGGATGGCCGATTGGGAGATGACCGGCTTCGACGATTGTGCTGTCTGGTGCGCGGAAACCCTGACGACTCACGTCCGGTCGCTGCCGCCGAATTTCGGAGTCAACACGCTGCTGGTGCAGCTCCACCGGCAGACGGACTTCGATCCGGATCAGGTTGTTGGCGCGATTGTGTCGGAGTGGACGCTGTATCCGAAGGAACTCGAAGCCGTCGAAGATCCTCCACCGGAAGATGCCTGCAGCCTGCTGGGCGCATCCGGTCCGGCCTGTGAGTATCCGGTGCAGCTGCAGTCCGGCGGCATCATCGAAGACTTCTTCCCACATTCATGGCAGTGGGCGGAAGCACAAGTGCGACCCTTCATTCCGTCTGATCCGTGGGCGGCGGAAGGATCCATTCAGGCGGGTCGGACAATGGTCTGGCTGGGGGCGGAAATCACTGGAGTCACTCGGTCGCAAAAGATCATCCAGGCTCTGCGCGACGAGATTGGCTGCGACACACTGCCGGCCGCCGGCGCGCCGTCCGACTGCCCGGATGAAATGACTCCCGATCGGACTGATTGCTTCGATTGGGATCGAACCGACGTGCTGACGACTGCAGCAGGAGTGTCGTATCTCCGGCGATACGGCGACGAATGGCAGTTCATCTGGATTGATTGCGAGTGATCCGATGAAAGAGAAATCCTGCGGATGTCTGCCGACGTGTTCGCCGTGCAAACCACGATGCCACTCAGCAGTCCTGCTCCAATGGTCCGGCGATTACGATTTCTCGAACGAACCGGACATTCGGACGTTCCCGGGCTGGCACCATCGCCTCGCCGACTGGCAGCCGCAGATAACGACGCTGATCTGGAGAATCCGGCACTTTGCAGGTTCGCGCGCCTGGCTGCAGTACAAAGCTGACAATTGCTTGACCGACATTACTGCCAATCCGGGAGGAGCAATAACGCGATCAGTGAACCCGGCTGTTCCAGATGCGCTTGGCCCTGTTCGGGACTGGCGCATGATCGGCATTCCACCAAACTGGACAGGAAACATCCTCACGACACAGTACGCCAGTGGGGGCGTCAATCCAACATCCGTAATGGTTGCATGGCCGTGGGTTCTGGAAGTCGGATGTGTGGTGTGTGGCGGCACACAGATCATGTGGCCCGGAATGCGGCAATACTCACAATATCCAGAAGGACTCGATTACTATCCCGGAGGCAGTGACGTTTGCGACAGAGAGAACTGGCCGATTCTCAAGACGGGAACGACGGAACCACAATGCAAACCGATCAATCACGGATTATTCAATAATGGTACCAGATATGTAGACGCCTTGTCTGAATCGCAGTCAATCCTTTGGACTGGAGACGTAGATCATCCGAACGTCGCACCGGGATGCGTTCCAGAAGCAATCATCTGGAATACAGCGATCATGCCTGAGTGGGAATTTCCATACTCGGCTGTCGGCAGTCCGGATTTTCTGCCCTGTCAGTCACCGTTCATTTCAGGTACTTCAACCGCAGAGGGGGGCGGCGCCGGCGCTCCGGTTTCAACAAATTCAACAATCAGTGAACTCGGCGGGATCTTTGTCCGGCGGAACCTCGGTCTCACACAGGGGCCGCATCGGTTCAGCCAGACCGCGTTCATCAATAATGTCAAGTTTGTTGCAATAACAGCCGTTCGCGTATTCTATCCAGCTTCCGATGAAATGTTTTACACGTCTCTGCCTGCGGGTGATGACACCTCAGCAATCAATGACTGGCTGAATACCGGCAACAAGACTCTCTTTCTTGATTTTTCGCCATGTGTAAACGGTATCGTTTCTGTTGCAATCGACAGCAGCAACCACAATGCATTCCTTTCTGGAATCGGGTCATCGCTGTCAATTGATTTTGGAAGTGGAGTGCTTTGTGGCAATGTACTCAATGAGGCGCAAGGCATTGTAAATGCCTCGATTCTATCTCCAATCTCAGACCCTCCCTATGTGGGTGAATACGTCAATGCCAGAGTATCATTTCAGTCTACTGGTCTTCATCCGATCTGTCCGGCTGGTGAGTCATTCAGTGGATGGGAAACAAACGATGACAGTGAGTCCTGGCCGCAATTTCCATTTGGAGCCGTCGCGTGCGGAACAATCAGCGGTGGGACAGTTGCATGTAATGCTGTGTTGACTCAAAAAGCCGAGTTACGAAATTCCGGAGACCTTCAGGATTTCATAGAAAGAACTGACGTTCGCGGCACCTGGCCAGTGATTGCCGTGGACGAGCTTGGGAATGGATCGCGAGTGATTGCTTGCGGGTTCTTCACCTTAGGCGGTCTTGTTGCGACTGGAGGAAGGCCCGCCGTCGCTGGGACGGGGTTGTCAAATTTCGGAACGATTCTGCCACGTGCTCTCGCACTGGCCGGTCTTGATTACGAAAAGCTGAAAACATGACCTGTCGCACATCGAACGGCATCTGTGTTACATCCCGGCGTCCGCCGGATTCCTGCCCGATTCATTCAAAGGATCGAGATCGAACGCGGGCCACACTGTCGCCGGCACGTATTCCCCGACCTCCGGTTCCGCCTTCGACGGCGGAGCGCGTTGATCCGGCGGAACTAACGGCGGCACTGAGGTCGCGATGCGAATTCTGTGACACCCGGCAACAGGCTTCGACCGCGCCGTGCTCGTGCAGCAGTGGCGGACAACCAGCGTTCGCCTGCCGGCATCCGGATCATGCCTCTGCGGGACTGGTCACGATCCTGTCAGCGACTGACGGCTTCCAGTTCTGCGGTCACTGCCCGGATTACGTCCGACACGGAACTCCTGACGCGCGCGAAATCGTGGCCGAGTTGAGCAGTCGAAGTCCGATCATTGCGGAACCACCGGTGGAGCGAGAATCGTCGCCGCTCAAGACCACCATCGCCATCATCTGCCACAATTACGGCCGGTTCCTCGAAGACTGCATCCGGTCCGTTCGGGCGTTGCGGCACGAAACGCATCAGGTCTTCGTGGTTGATGATGCGTCCGATGACGAGACGCCTGAGGTTTGCGCTCGTCTGGGAGTGCCGCGGCATCGAGTCGAGCTCCGCAGCGTGCATCGCGCGAGGCAGCATGCGGCCCATCTGGCCGAACAAGCCGGCGCGGAAGTGATCGTGTTCCTGGATGCGGATGACATGCTGCCGCCGGACTACCTGGCCGGCCTGCAGCACTTTGGCGATCCGACCGTAGCCATCGTTTACAGCGACATGCAGCGATTCGGTCTCGACGACCGCCTGATGGAGTATCCCGCGCAGTTCGATCGCAGCCGCTTCTGGATCGACAACTGTGTTCACGCCGGCTCATTGTGCCGCATCTCTGCACTGAGGCAGGCTGATGCCTTCCATCCGCTCACGTCGATCAACACGCATGACGACTGGACGCTGTGGAAACGGCTGATCCGATACGGCTACACCGCCGCAAAGCAGCCTGCCAGGTACCTGTACCGCCAGCATCCGAACTCGATGATCCGGAAGCACAAACTGCTGACGTATGCCGATCGCGCGAATCTGATGCAGGAGCCGGTCACCGTGTTCTGCCCGCTGTCGGGTCGCGCCGAATTGTGGGACCGGTATGCGGCACAGCTCGAAGTGCTCGACTGGCCGGCAGATCAACTCTCGCTGATCCTGTTCGACACGTCACAGTCAGACACGTTTGCCGCCAGAGTCCGCCGCTGGATGAATCGCTCCCGCTGGTCCGACATCCGCCATGTCCGGCAACCTGTTGGTCCGCCGCGAGTGGCTGACGTGGATCGGCGACATCCGGGCAATCGTCCTGCCGTGGAGCATGTCTGGACGGCGATGGCCCGGATTTACAACTGGCTGCGACGAAACCTCGCGACGGAATACGCCTTTATTCTCGAAGACGACGTCTTCGTACCAACACCGAACGTGATCGGCCGACTGATGGCGAGCGTCGAACACGACGTGATCTGTGTATCCGGGGCGTATCGCTCGCCGTATTGGGGCACATGGATCGCTTGGGATCGCGGTCGCGCCTTCGATCTGCGATTCACCGACAAGCCGTCCGAAAGGATCCAGCAGGTTGGCGGCACAGGATTCGGCTGCGCGCTGATGCGCCGGCAGATGTTCGATCTGGGAGTTTTCACCGATCGAGCGGATTCGTTCGCCAGCGTGTCGTCTCCTGATTACGATCGGGCCAGATTCACACGACTGGAACAGACCCACTGGCGCACGCTGATGGACTGGTCGATCGAGTGCGAGCACATCAGCCGGGCAGATGTCGATGACGAGCCGGAATCCATCTCAGCCGCGAAAGCACGATCCGACACTGAGCCGGCTGATTTCCATGTCAGACCTGCTCTGGCCTGACATCGCCGATTCGTTTCAGGCACTTTCCGGGGAAGACCGCGCGAATCTGATCGACTCACTGCTCAGCGAAGATCACGATCGCGTTCGCGAACTGCCGATTGAGCAGTTCGACATGCTGTGTGCGCTGGCCCTGGCTGCGTTTCACGAAATCAGTCTGCGAAGACAGGCGCAGTTGGACGGTCGCGAGTTAATCGGACCAGTTGCAGACACCGAAGGCACAATGGAAACCGCAGCGGAAGTCGTCCATGACGAACACCGGCTTCCGCGCGATCCAACAGCCACAGACCTGTGGGTGCTTCTGCTGCGATGGCTGACTCCGGAAAATCACCGATGAGTGCGCAAGCGCGGTTGTTCCTTAAGAGACAACCGCGCTTAACACACTCAGGACAGCAGCTTCCGAGTCGATCATCGGTGAGGAGCAGCGACCGTGCCTCGCGCGTTCCATGCCAGCGAGGCCTGCGCCGGACGGATGACAGCCTTGCCAGTCCGGGTCAACTGATTGAACGTCCGAACGTAGGACTGAGCACGGGCGAACGCGGAACTCGAATCCAGATCAACCGCGGCAAACAGGACAGCAGAATCTTGAGAGGAACGAGTCACGACAAAGCACTTTTCAATGGCCAGACTTCTCATGATGGATAACTCCTGAAGAATGATCGGCGCGCAGGATGAGCGCAGCCGGATGAATGCGGACAACAACTCAACGACTCGATCAGCAAAACGATGTCAGTCGTCTCAAGCTGGCGGCGGAGTCTGGCTGAAGGCGCAAGGGCCGAATTCAGACCATCGGGCAACAGTGATCCAGCGGGGATCAGTAGCAGCCATGTTGCGTTTCCGTGACTTGTTCTTCATTCGTTTTGATGGCGGGAAAGTATCGTCGAAGTTCAGTATCGCAACTGCTTTTTCTGAAATCGGCGTTCAGTGATCTATGACCACAACTGCCAGGGGTCAACCGATCTGCCGGATCGCTTTCCGGGCCTGTTCCAGATCCTGTTCCGCGTAAACTTCTGTCATGCGGACTGTGCTGTGCCCCAGAACCGTCCGAGCGACTTCCAGCCCGAATCGGGACCGCAATTGAGTGGCTGCCGTGTGCCGGAGCTGGTTCGGAGTCCATTCCGGGATCCCCGCCCGGCGACAAGCTCGCACAACGGCATTCCGGTACGCGCTGCGGTCGTATCGCCTGCCTGGCTGTCGAGTCCCGTCCGGAACGACTTCCCGCACTGATTGCGGCGAGAACACGAATTCGGATTCCTCTTCCTGATATTGTGCCAGCAGGGCTTGAGCATCCGGGCCAATGCAAATCACGCGGTCGCGTTCGTGATGCTCGGTTTTGTGCTCGCGCGGGTGGTATTGCCAGACCTCGCCGCGGCGGTCGATGTCGCACCAACGCAGATTTAATGCTTCCCCGGGCCTGCAGCCCGTCAGCAACTGGAACTGGATCAAGCCCCACACAGGCCGGCTGACATGGGACTGGATCGCTTCGACGTGCTCAATCGACACTGGCCCGACTGGTTCGGTTTCGACCGCTGCCGTCCGGCCCTTACGCAGACCGCTGACTGATTCCAGCGCCGCCAGCGTGTCCGCCGGGATCAGTTCTTCGGACACCGCCCAGCGAAAGACCTGCTTGATGCGGCTGGTCTGGCGGTTGATTGTGGTCCTGGCCAGCCGGGCCGCAACCATCGCGTCCTGGACCTTCTTCAGCTTTCGCGGTCCGAAGTCCAGAGCCAGTTCACCGGCGAATGGCTTCAGGAAATCGCACGCGGCCTTGAAGCACGCGTATTCCGAAGTCCGCGCGCCGTTCTTGCGGTAGTAGCCGTCCGCGTGCTCAAGCCAGGCGGCAGCAACGTCGCCGACAGTCGTCGCCAGCCCGTCCTGTCGCGCCATCCATTCGCGGACGAGGCGTTGATACAGCGTCTTCGATTCCGGGGATCCGTGTGCCCCCAGATAGCAGTCTCGTCCGTCAATGCGGACCCTCGCCTGGCCGGTCGCCTTGTGCAGTTGGTAGGCCGGCTTCGTGCGTCGTTTGCGCGGCATGCGTGAAGCTCCAGAAGGACAACTTCACGCTGCGACTACCCTCCGAATCGGGGTAGTAAACTCAGGAACCAACACTCTTTGCAGTTCTCACAGGATGCGTAACTCTTGAACTTAAAACATCTTGCGAGAAGTGGAGGATGGGGGACTTGAACCCCCGACCTCTTGCATGCCATGCGATTCCGGACGTCGCAGCGTTGTTGTAATTCGTTTCTGGCTTTCACCTTACAGATGACGCAACAAGAACGCAACGTGCTAGAGAAACTGGCGGAATCCTGCTGAATTTTTGCGGGTCAGGGTACTGGCGGGGTAGTCATTCAGGGAGTTTGTTCAATCGCAACAATCGCGTTTTCGGCGGCCTGTCGAACGGATACCTGAGATGACAACTTTGCTGCTCTCAGTACCGGCAGCGCAGATCGTGCCTCTGGTCCGAACTCTTCCAGCGCCTTGATCGGTCCGGTCGCGTGTGGGGAGTTGCGAGGCATTTTCTTCAGCAGATCAACGAGCAGGTCCACACTCTTCTGGCCGAATGGCTTTTCGCGAGACAGCTTCGGCATCAGCAGGACGGCCACGCTCACTGCGTCGCTGTTTCGGATCCTGCCTGACACGACGTCGTGAATCAGATCAATGACAGAGCGGTCTGATCCATCAAGTTCAACGGCGGTTCTCAGGCACTGGCGAGCCTCGTAGTTGCCGACCGAATAGGTGTCAGATCTGGTCCCGGCGATCGCCAGATTCTGTCTCGCCAACCAGACAACCAGGGGAACTGCTGCCTTCCCGTTTCTGGCTGCCGGTAATGCCTGAAGGGCTTTGTGTCGTTGCGTTGGATCCTGATCCACCAGCACGGGAACGATGGCGTCGTAAAGCTCCGGGTCGATGGCTTCGATCAGTTCAGCAACGGCCTGTCTCGTTTTCAGATTGCGAGTGCAGGCGACGGTGCAGATGTCTGGAAGCAGCGGTGTCGCGCGCGGTCCCCAATCCTGTTTCAGTTCCTGAATGGATCGAAGCTGAGCATCCCAACTCGAATCCTTCAGTCCGCGGCCAGCTGCCAGCAATCGTGGGTCGATGGAAGCCGGGCGAGCTGGTTTCGGCGTCTGCTTCTCAGTCTGAGCCTGCTGTGACTTGTCGGGAGCCGGTTCATCCGGTTGAGCACAAGCGATCTTTGCGAGCAGAACGGCGGCGGCGACGATGAACGTGGTCTTCATCGGCAGGTCTCCAGATCAGGGCCAGGTCACCTCAAAGATCGAGCCACAATGGCCACAGGTCACATCAATCCGCAGAAGGGAGCGATGCAGAACCAGCGAGGTTTTGCAGGACGGGCAGGGAGCGGTCCAGGTTTCGGGGACCAGGTGAATCGTCTCGCGATTCAGGATGAAGCCCGATGGTTGTGGCTGAGAACGCGTCTGTGGCTGCGTACGGACTGGCTGTTGCGGCTTCTGCGAGACTGGACTCTCAGAAGCTGGATGAAAAGCAGGCTCTGATGCTGGCTGGTCTGCTACCGTGATCGATTCCCGCATGAACGATGCAACAACGGCCAGAATTGCCGAACCGATGACTATTCCAGCACCGATGTCCGGGCCAAGCCTGTCCCGTAAGGTTACTGACTCATGAATCACATGCAGTACGATCAGCGTGGAAAGAATGCACATCACACGCACTGCGAGAACAGACTTCCGCTGAGTGACGGGACGCTCAAGAGGACCGGCCATCAATGCGATGAGTGCCGTTGCCAGGCTGAAAATGGCCGTCAACCATCCGTATTCGCGAAAGGCCCGGACGGATAATCCGAATGGAAACCATCGCCACGGCAGAAACGAGCCAATGCCGATGCCGATACTGCCGATCAGGATCAGGAGTCGCTGAAGAGCCATGCAGTTCCTCGCGATTTTCGCGTGACGTTCACTGCATCCTGCGTTTCCTGTGTCCGCGCGTCAACTCAACAAGAGGATTCGCAGACAAACGCACGGCTCAGCCGTACTGAGCGGACTTGATGGCCCGCGTGACATTGCCGCTGAATTCGGCGATGAGCTTCAGGCCGCGAGTGATCTTCGTGGCGCCGTCTACGCGAATGGTATCGAGGTTCTCTGCCTTCATAACGTCGTGAGAAGCAAGTAGTTCCGACTGCAAACGGGCAAGCTGGTCCGCCCACTTCAGCAGGTCGGCTCCTGTGTAGTCATCGCGTCGAACCAGACTGGCGTGTTTCTTCGGCAACTCAATCACCTCATGCAACAAGTACGGCATTAGCATGCAACATACAGGTGATTCACGCAACTGAAACCGAAAAGCCGCAGCGACTTGCAACATCTTTGGAATTTTGATGAAACATAGACTTGCCATCGAAGAATCATCGGTCATACTCCCGCTGTCGATTGCAGACTCTGAAGCACTGCGAGCGACTGACGCGGACGACTGAATGGAGACGCGAGGAAATGGCACGAGGCAAGAAGGCGACATCGGCCGGACCTGCAAAGAAGCCCGGCGATTGCCTGGTTCCCGGATGTGTGCGACTGAAGCAGAAGCGAGGTCTCTGCAATGCCTGTTACCAGCAGGCTCTTCGAGAGATCGAAGCCGGTCGCGAGTCCTGGGAGAGTCTGGTCAATAAGAACCTGGCACTGCCGTTTCAGGCCGTGCATCGCAGCCCGATGGCGAAGGCGCTGAAGGAGATTCGGTCCAATGTCTGCACCCACTGAAACCACTGCCGTTGTCATTCCGCCAGCCGATCAGCAGATCGGCCTGACCACCGTTGATGTGGCCTGTGCCTACCTGTCGATCAGCCGCGAAACGTTCTTTCTGATGCAGAGACGCGGTGAAATTGAAACGGTCCTGCTGCGAGGTTCGGTCCGCCGCATTTCGTGGCGCGAACTTCATCGGCTGGCCGGCGAACCAAAGCCTGCCGCAACCACGGCGAGTGCCGTGATCTGATCACGCTGCGAAGGATCGACACTCACTGAGGCCACGGACGGCCGGCAGACAGTTGAACCAGCCGCGATGTCGAGACTGGTTTGAAACGACCCTGAGTTCGTCTGCGCTCCCGGTGTGCGCGGACCTGGCTGAACTTCTCCGCGAAAGGATCACGATGGCCACGGTGATCACCAGCTTCGACTTCCATCAACGCGGTCCGCGATCGTCCTATCCGTGGCAAACATGGATGGACGGTCAAATTCGAGTGGCGAAGCGCGGCGTTGACTTCAATGTCACAGCGGAGCAATTCCGCAGCACAATTCTGCTGAAGTCGAAGATCAGGGGCGCTGGCGGGACCGCATTCACTTCTGTGGTTGATCCGGACACTGTGGTCTTTCAAATCATTCCGGCGGGCAGGCCGGCATCTGCCGTCCGATCGTTCCGGACCGCTTCAAAGAAGGCCGTCATTCCGGCAATGAAAGCGGCTGAATCTCTTGGCGGACTCATGATCCGTCTGGAGCCGGAACCTGCCAGGCGGACCAGCAGACCGGTCAGTCGCCATGGCGCTCAAAGAGGAAAGTCAGCATCGCTCAAAGCGGCGCCGGTGCGCACCGGAAAGGCAGGCCGCTGAAATGCTCGCCGACATCGACAACCTGATGAGCGTGACTGACCTGGCCTGCGCGGTGCGGGCGATGATCGGCGAGGACGGCTGGCGAATTGAACTGATCGGCCGGCACGTCTCGACCACGGAGTGCGAGCGGCTCAGCGCGCTGACGTACTCGCTCGAAATCAGAGCTGTGCCGGAGCATCGCGAGCCAGGCCGCGTCTGGTACTTCCTGCGGGAAGACCTTTCCACTGAATCATCAGTGCTGGATGCGGCGCGGGAGTTCGTGCAGACGCATCTTACCAATCGACCACATACACGAGTCACCGCCGGCAGGGAGCCGTAGGCAACAGGACTGGCATCCGGACGCGGGCGTCAACTGGAAACGAGACCGCACCTGAAAGCTGGCGGTGACTCTTCTCTTACTACCAAGGACATCAGTCATGCTGACCGTGATCGAAACAGTGCTGTTCTGCCTGTCGCCCTTCGCCTGCTGTGCTGCGTTGGTCGCGGCGATTGCGGGACTGGCCAGAATGGCGAGGTAGTAACAATGGCTGAAGTCCGAACATTATCAGGCCATCCCAGCGTGCCGCTGGTCAATTCGGTCAAGCAGCTGCTGTGGCAGTATCTGCGGTGCAAGCCGAAAGACAACGACGTGAACTGGCAACAGGCGTGGGAGTGGGCCGCCGCCTGTCGCGATCGCACCGCGATCACGTGGTTCAGCGACAAGCGTGTGCCGTGGCCGTCTCCCAGCGAGATTGCCACTCAGTACCTGCTGCTCGCGATGTCCGCACTGCGGGATGACCACCAATTGAACTTCCACCGGCACGCCGTAGAGGCGATGCCGCAGAGTGTGTCACTGCGATTGACTGCCGGGCCATCGGTGAGATCAGTCTCTCTGATTGGACTGCCGGTGAATTGATAAATCGAGGGAGCGTCGCGCGGGGCAGTCAGTGGAGACTGGCAGACGCGACGCAGTGGCAGAGCCGGCCAGGTCAGGGAGAGGCCCGGCCGGCTCCGAACAGGGAAGTGGAGCAGCATGCTGGTTCTATCAAGGAAGCCCGGTGAACGCATTCTGATCGGCGACAACGTGGCTGTCACTGTTATCCGGATCGGTCCCAATACCGTTCGGCTGGGAATTGACGCTCCGAAGGACATGAACATCGTCCGCGAAGAATTGGACGAACAACAGCAACAACGAAAGGAGTCTGCCTGATGTGCGGTCTATGGAACGGCCGGATCATGGTCTGGTGGAAGCCGCCTGTGTTTCCGCCGGAGATGCCGATTGAAATCCGGGAAATGATTCTCGACCAGATGCGCGATGCGTACCTGAATTGTGAGTGTTGAGTGACGTTTCTGAAACCGAAATCGAAACCGAAGGAAAAGCACGATGACAAACACCGATCTGTCAGACCCACTCGCTGAACTGCGAGCACGGGTTGCTGCAAAAAAGCAATCACAATCGTCGAGTGTGGTTGTGACGGAACATACTGTCACCGCAGTCGAGCACGACGGCAAAGGCAACCAGGTTGGCGTCACAACTGCACCGCCGATACCGGCAAATGCTGTCGTGTTGCAATCGCAGCCACCAGTTCACCTCAAAACAACTGGTCGCGAGATCGTCTATTTTGATCTGGAGACAGTCCCTGACGAACGCCGTCGCGAACTGTTCGGACTGGACCCGCTGCCGGAAGTGCCGCCAGAGACTCCGATTGATGGATGCCCGCCCTTTGCAGAGGTGGCAGGCCTGGGACTGGATGAGATCGAGAAACGACTGATTCCGCTCAATCCGGAATCGGAATGGCTGGATGGGTTTGAGCAATTCGAGTTGCAGCAGAAGAAGCCACGGGCTGGTGTGGCAAAGATCGTTTCTGCGATTCGCACCGCGAAATCTGCTCGCGAAACGGCCGAAGCTGCACAGATCAAGACGATGAGCGTCACTCCGGAAATGTGCCGCATCGCCGCGCTGGGATTCGCTGTTGGCGATGCTGATCCTGTCTCGCTGGTAGTCGGCATTGATGGAGTGACCGAAGAGTCGATTCTGGAAGTCTTCTGGGGGCTGGCCCGCACGGCAACTCCACTGTGTGGCTTCAATGTCCTGGGATTCGATCTGCCGGTGATCTTCGTCCGCTCAGCAATGCTGGGCGTGAGTCCTACCAGACGATTCGATTTGAAGCCGTGGGGAAGTGACGTGCTGGACCTGATGGTAGCACGCTATCCGCGTTCCGGAGCAACGCGGCTGAAAGACCTGTGTCGCATGCTGGAGATCGAAGTTCCGGCGGGTGAGACCGATGGCGGCGCTGTCTACCAGTTGATGCAGACCGAACCGGCCAAGGTCGCTGAGTACGTCAGGTCTGACATCACCGTGACGCGCAAACTGCATCAGATTTATCAAGGCTTTTTCTGCTCGTAGGAGAAACGATGGCTTCCTCATTCTTCAAAAAGGCCGATCGCAAGAAGGCCAAACTGAGACTGGCACTGGATGGTCCCAGCGGTTCGGGAAAAACATTCACTGCACTGAGATTTGCTCAAGCTCTGGCGGCAAAGGGGCAAGGACGCATTGCCGTAATCGACACTGAGCACGGCAGTGCAGCGAAATACGTGGGCGAGCGTCCGGACGGCACGCCCTTCGAATTCGATCATGCTGTTCTGGAGAACTTCAGCCCGACTGATTACACGGTTGTGCTGCAGGAGGCCGGGCAGAATGGATACGACGTTGTTGTGATTGATTCGCTGTCGCATGCCTGGGAAGGCAAAGGCGGCGCGCTCGACCAGGTGGACGCGAAAACCACCAAAGGCGGGAACTCCTTCACCGCATGGAAGGACGTAACTCCGCAGCATCGCCAGATGGTGGAAGCGATCCTGCGATCGCCGTGTCATGTCATCTGCACCATGCGATCGAAGACGGAGTACGTCCTTCAGCCGGACTCGAAAACCGGCAAGATGGTTCCAACAAAGATCGGCCTGAAACCGATTCAGCGGGACGGCATGGAATACGAATTCGATGTCGTGTGTGACATTGACACCGAGCATCTGCTGAAGGTGAGTAAGACTCGTTGCCCGGCGCTCGATGGCATGGTCGTCATGAAACCGGGCGCGTCGCTGATGACACCATTGCTGAACTGGCTGGAGAACGGGAGCACGGTTGATCCGAGTTTCTATGCGGTCACCGAAGCTGACCTTCAGACACAGGTCAACAAAGAAGCCGCCGAAGAGAATCTGAGTCCAATCGAAAAACTGCGACGCAAGAATGAACTCAAGCGACAGCAGCAGGACCAGCCAGCAACGCAGACTGCTCCCGCAACAACGGCAACAGACATCCCATTCACGACCTGCATCACTCCGGCTCAGGTGGAACGAATCTTCTACCTCGCGAAACGCATCGAAATGCCGGATGAGGTGCTGATCCAAAAGCTGGCAGCGCGAGGAGTGCAGCCAGATGCGGACAACAAACCACATCCAGAGCGACTCGAAGCAACAGTCGGGACTGAGTTCCTGGAAAAACTGGAAGAGGTGGCCGAAAGCATTGTAGCCGAAGAGATGTTTGGCGTTGGCAGCACGCCGGGAAACTGATCTGGCCGGCATCACTCCGGCCACTGGTGGAATGCTGTGGTGAGCAGGCCGTCTGGTCAACGTGGCTGGCAGTGCATGGTTACCCGGCAACCTGGGCGCCGCATCCTGTTGCGGCAATTCAAGCCGTCCGCACAGTGCTGGCGACTGAAGGGTACGAAGTTTGATGTTTTCTCTTGTTCTCTTGAAAGGAACGAATCATGCCGAGTGAGTTCGACGACATCGACGAAAAGGATCTGGCGGGCCAGTCGTTTCCGGATGAAGGTCAATACCTTCTGATGGTGAGCAACGTGGAAGAAAAGGACCAACTCACCGAGTTCGAGTTGACCGTGTGCAGTGGCACGGTTGATGGTCAGGCCGGGCGCAAACTGACCGAAGCGTGGTTTCACGATGTGTCCACCAACAAGGATGGTGGAAAATTCGCGCGTAGCCGGAAGCTCAAGCTGCTGCTGGCGACCGGGATTTTCGCATCCATCGAAGAGGCTCGCAGCGGCAAGCCGTATGAACCGGACCAGCTGTTGTATCGCTGCTTCAAGGCCGGCGTGACTCATCGGACTTACACGAAAAAGTCCGGTGGCACCGGCAGGCAGGGGCAGATCGACGGGTTGTATATCTGGGCGCCGAACGATCCGGACGCGGCACACATTCCGGCCGACAAAGTCACGCTGGATCTATGCCGCGAGAACGGCCAGCAGAACGCCGTTGACCCGTCTGGTCAACAAACTGCAGGTAGCGGAGCCGCGGCTTCTGCTGCGAATCAGACCACTGGCCAGACTGCTGTCAGCAAGCCTGCGGCCGGGTCAGACGATGTGCCGGCGGCTCCTGCTGCCAAAGCGAAACCGGCCGACAAATACGCCGGCCTGTGATTCTGATGGCTGGTCGCGTGGCGAAACCCGGAAAACGCCCAAGCCAATGAGTCATTGCGAGTGAGGTTGGCGGTGCCCGCAATGAATGCAGGTTCGAGTCCTGCCGCGACCAATTCTGTAGCTGAGAGGAATGTCGTGATGGAGCGAGTAGCAATCAATGCTGATGAGCAGGATGCGGACGGCGAGTGGGAAATCGCCGCCGAACAACGTGTTATTCGTGGCAACATGGTTGCGTATCGAATTGACGGCTCCTTTGAGTGGTTCCGCCGCGTGGACATTCTCAGTGAATCGTTTCCAGAAGGGCCGGAGAATGCTGGCTCAATCGTGATTCGCCTGAGACTGGCAGAGCAGAGGGGATTCGCCTGATGGCTCAACTGCAGGAAATCACTGCTGTATTCATCAGCGAGCAGCAACGCTGGGATCAGACCATCATTGGAAGTGCTCAGATGATCGTGGTCAGCGAAGAAGGTCAGGATCAGCATTCAGGCAAGGTGCCGATCAAGATCAAAGGCACGGCCGATGAAGGCGAGCTGGAGTACCTGCTGACGTACCGTTTTTACGGCCGCTGGAAAAAGTACACCAACAAACGCACTGGAGTTTCTGAAGATCAATTCGAGTTCCAGACGTTCGTCCGCGCGCAGCCGCACGGAATGCAGGGTGTTGTCCGATATCTGCAGAATGCTCCGCATGTGGGATCAGCCACCGCTCGCAAGCTGTGGGAAGGATTCCAATCAGACGCTGTGCGTGTATTGCGCGAGCAGCCAGAGGTGGCAGTTGCCCGCGTTGGCGGAAGTCACTTCACAATTGAGAAGGCGCGAGAGGCGGCGGCATTCCTGCAAGAAGAGGCCGCGCTGGAGTCTTGCACTCTCGACCTGATGGACCTGCTGACCGGACGCGGCTTCCCGAAGTCTGTGGCCCGCCAGGCAATCCGGGCATGGGGCAATCGTGCGGCCGAAGTGCTTCGGCGGAATCCGTACCTGCTGATGAAGTTCCGGGGTTGCGGGTTCCTGCGAACCGACCAGATGTATCTGGACCTCGGAGGCGAACCGGGACGACTGAAACGACAGGCGCTGTGTGCGTGGCATTCGCTGGCCAGCAATTCGGACGGTCATACCTGGTTTCCAGTGGCCGTTGTGGAGCGAGGCCTGCGCGAGAAAGTCGGCGGTGCGGCCATCAGCGAATTCGCCGCCTTAAAGCTGGCCAAACGCGGCCGCATGATCGACACACGCCGCGACGAACACGATCGGCTGTGGGTATCAGAGCGGACCGCTTCGCTGGCAGAAGAGCGAATCGCAGAACGCCTCGCGCAGGCTGCCACTGAGCCGTGCAAATGGCCTTCGGTCGCGAGCTGTGAAGTGCTCAGCGAGCATCAGCGAGAACATGCCAGCGAGGCACTGGCCGGAGTCGTCTGCCACCTGGGCGGCGGGCCAGGCACAGGCAAGACATTCACGGCGGCCCAGATCGTCAAACTCATCCAGTCCAGCGGACTGGGTGGCTCGATCGCCGTGGCGGCTCCCACAGGGAAGGCGGCAGTGCGAATCACTGAAGCCATGCGATCCTACGGAATCAACCTGCAGGCTCAGACGATTCATTCGCTGTTGGGGGTTGAAACGAATTCAGACGGAGGCGGCTGGACGTTCCGGCACAACGCGAACTGCCCGCTGCCTCACCGCTGGCTGATCGTCGATGAGAGTTCGATGATCGACGTTCCGCTGATGGATCACCTGCTGGCGGCTCGCGCGACAGGGACTCACCTGCTTCTGGTCGGCGATGTCCATCAGTTGCCACCGGTTGGCCATGGCGCGCCGCTTCGCGATTTCATCGCGGCGAATGTGCCCCATGCAATCCTTACGGAAATCCGGAGGAACAGCGGCCGCATCGTCAGCCAGTGCCATTCCATCCGTGAAGGGCAGGAAATCCGGACCAGCATGCGCGTCGATCTGGATGTTGATGATCCTGAGAACCTGTATCTGGTCCAGGCATCGAACGCCGATCAGCAGATGGAGAAGATTCTCAAGGCGATTGCACTGCAGCGAGAAGAAGGACTGGATCCAGTCTGGGATGTGCAGGTCCTGGTTGCGGTCAACGAGAAGTCGGGAGTGTCTCGGAAGGCTCTGAATCAGGTATTGCAGAGCGAACTGATGGGAAAAAGCCGTTCCGGGTTGGTGACAAAATCGTCCTTCAATGGGGCCGAGAGCACTCCCAACGGCAACCCTTTTAGGACGGGTGACAAGATTGTCAACACACAGAATGGGTTCTTCCCTGAATGCCAACCGGACGGATCACTTGGCGATGATGCGAAAGTCTTCATTGCAAACGGAGAATTGGCGGAGGTCTTACATGCCGAATCGGGCTTCACGATTGCCCGCACGAGACCCGGTGAAGTCTGCGTGAAGATCCCGCGCGGTCAGAAGAACGAGACCGAAGGCGACAGCGGCTGCAGCTGGGATCTGGGCTACGCACTCAGCGTTCACAAATCGCAGGGCAGCGAATGGCCGGTCGTCATTGTCGTGCTCGACGACTATGCCGGCGCGCGAATGGTGACTTCGCGAGAGTGGATCTACACGGCCATCAGTCGCGCCAAGCGGCTTTGCCTGTTGGTCGGCAAACTGGCGACAGCACACGCGATGGTGCGTCGCGTGGCCTTGAAGAATCGCAAGACTTTTCTGGTCGAACGCATCGAAGAACAGCGGAGGTTGTTGACATGTCAGGCGGACATGCAGACGGCGGAACTGGAGTTGGAACAGCGTCCGAACGTAGAACCAGAAAAGGACAGCCAGACGATCGACCACTTGTCTGCCCTTTCGTTGTAGTGATCGACGCGCAAGAGAAGGCGCCATTCTCATTCAGTGGATTGCGAGCCGACTCGAAACAGCGGAACCGGCCGCTGGTCGTTGAAACGCGGTGGCAATCTCTGGGCGCTGGCTGTGGCGACTATTCGCTGGCCGGGTATGAGCCAGGTCGGATTGATGCCGTCGCAAGGGTGGCCATCGAACGAAAGTCGATCGAGGACATGGTCGGCACGATCACTGGATTCAAGAGTGATCGACGCGAGCGGTTCGAGCGTGAACTGGCCAATCTTGAGACACTCACTTCGGCTGTAGTGATCTGCGAAGGCTCGCTGGATGCCTGCCTGAATTACTGCGTCGAGAGCGAGCATGGCAGTCAGACGCTGATGAAGATCTTCCATCGGTCCGTCATCGCCTTGCAGCAGGACTACCACAAAACACCGTGGCTGTTTTGCGATAGTCGGCGACTGGCTGAAATCACAGCGTTCAGATGGCTGGAACGGTTTCACGCAAAGGCCACAGAACAGATCGCTGCTGCCTCACGGCAACTGGAGGCCAGCACATGAATGCGGCGAAGACACGGAATGTCTCGGCAAAGCCGGAACGGAAAGTTTCACTCGACGAACTGAAAGGACTGGCATCAGGCCGCTGGCAATCAATCCTGACTACCAACGGTTTTCCCGCAGAGTACCTGAGCACTGTTCACGGGCCATGCCCGAAATGCGGCGGCAGTGATCGATATCGGGCATTTGAAGACTTCGATCAGACTGGCGGACTGTTCTGCAATCAGTGTTTCGCCACCAGAAACGGTGACGGACTGGCATCTCTGCAATGGTGGCTGGGGTGCGATTTCTCTGAGGCTGCCAGGCGGGTGGCAGACTTTCTGCACGTTGAATTGAAATCGAAGGGCGGGCGAGAGAAAGCGGACCCGCTGAAAAATCTGGTTCTTCGCGAGTGGCATCCGATCCCTGCGAAACTGTGGTGTCGTCACAAACCCGGAGTCGCTCCGGAAGCCATTCAACAGGCGGGCGGACTGCCGGCTAGATACCGCGAGCGATACAGCGTGATGGCGTTCCCGGTGCGCGGTCCGAAGGGAGCGGCTGCGGATGCAGTCGGCTGGGTGATCTTCGAGCAAGGCGGCGGCGAACTGCCGATCTTCGACAAGAAGTCGCAGCCACCGCGTTGGGAGAAAGTCAAAGTCACAGCTGGCAGCGACCCGGGACTGATTGGTGATGCCGCGCGGCTGATCAGCCAACCCGATGCGATCAAGACGATCTTCAAGGTCGAAGGCGTCTCGGACTGTCTCGCGCTGATGGGAGCGATCCCAGAGTCTGAGCGAGACTCGACGGCAGTGATCACGACAGCCAACGGCAGCAAGGAGAAACCTGAAGCGTGGATGCTCGATGCGTTCGCGGCGACGGCAGCTGGCCAGTCTGGACGAGTCGTCGTCATCCACGATTGCGATCAGCCAGGCGAGGACGGAGCGTCTCGCTGGGTGGCTCAGCTCGCGATGGGTTGCCAGGACGTGCGGCATGTCCGGCTTCCGTACGAGATGTCCGCGACTCACGGAAAGGATCTGAGGGACTGGCTCAACGAGGGGCACACATTCACGGAGCTGGTGGAACTGGCCAATTCTGTCGAGCCGGCAGAGCGCAGCCAGGCGGCGGCCGAAGAAGCTCTTCAGGGAGTCACGAACTTCGAGCGCGGCATCAAAGAGCGAGAAGGCATGCCGCTGCCAATGCAGAAGATCGTCGAGCGGTGTTTTCAGCTGACCGATGGCTGGCCGCGGCGAGTCGGTGAGATGCTTTTCACCTACGAAGAAAAGCAGATCCACCGAATCACTAATCAGGCTGGACTGTTCGGCTACATCGGCCAGAAGACTGGCGTGCCTCCAGAATTCTGGAGAGGTGCTTCCTATCACACAAAGGGAGAAGTCTTTGAACGTATTGCTCAGTGTGCTCCAGCTTACGAATCCATCGAGTACGTCCCACATGAACCGCTGATGCCGAATCGGTTCTACGCATGCGACGAAACACTTCAGCCAGGCGATGGGAAGGCACTGGACGGCCTGCTGGAGATGATGAAGCCGGCCAGCCAGTGGGATGCTGATTTGCTCCGGTTGATGTTTGTGACGCCGTTCTGGGGCGGGGCTGGTGGCACTCGACCTGTGTTCGTGCTCACGTCAGATGACGGTCGCGGATCCGGGAAGTCGTCCACGGCTCGCATGGTCTGCCGGCTGTTCGGCGGCCACATCGAACTGACGAGCAACGAGACGTTCGAGCGGATCAAAGAGCGGCTGCTGACTCCAGAATCACTGCGGTATCGCATTGTCCTGCTCGACAACGTGAAGTCGCACAAATTCAGTTGGGCTGATTTCGAGGGACTGGTAACTTCGCCGGTCATCAGCGGCCGGGCACTCTACATCGGCGAGGCTCAGCGGCCGAATACGCTCACTTACCTGATCACGATGAACGGGCCGGCCTTCTCGAAAGACCTCGCTCAGCGTTCGGTGATTATCAAAGTCTCGAAACCACAGTACGCCGGCAACTGGATCGAGATGGTCGAAACCTACATCGCGGAGCATCGGCGCGCGATCTACGCCGATTGCGTGGAATTCCTGCGTCGCGAGCGAACGGCCATCACTGGCCACAGTCGCTGGGGGGCATGGGAGAAAGATGTTTTACAGCGACTTCCAGAACCGGATGAGGTCCGCCGGATCATCGCAGAACGGCAGTCGTTCACTGATTCAGACGCGGATGAATGCGACCTGATCCAGAGCTACGTACAGAACCAGTTGGCCGATCTGCGGTACGACACCGAACAGCACAGTGTGTTTATCCCGGCCGTGCTGTTCGTGACCTGGTACCGCGCAGCCACGAATGATCGGACCGGTTCAACGGTCGGAGTGATGCGCAAAATCAATCAGTCGATCGACGAATCAGAGTTCACCAACCTGTTCCGATGGACAAACAAGCGAAAGGGTCGAGGCGTGTTGTGGCAGGGTGACAAGTTCCACGAATCCGGAACGGAGATTTTTTGCGACCTGGAGCATCGCATCGAGCTGGAATCGAAGGGCGGCTCATTCTGACTGATGCGGACTCTCAAACATTGTTATCCACTCTTGAAATCGAACACATACTGATGCGGACAACGGCGCGGCACATAAGACGGATGGGGCGGATGAATTCGGAAAGTTTCAAATCTGATTTCAGACGTGGAGTCAATTCGGTCGCGAATCCGGGGCGGATAAGACGGATGCGCTTTCGCATCCGCCGCGCGAAATCATAAGGAATTCCCTGTGTTGGGGCGGATAAGACGGATAAGACGCTTCTCTAAAAAGTTTTAATTTGTGTGTTGTATGGTGCATGTAGAGCAGTGCTGTGGGTGGTAGTTGGTGACTGTGAGCGTTCTCCGGTAGGGCGCATCCGCCCCATCCGCCTCCATGTTGTGTAAATGCAATCGGGAATTGATGTTAACGCGCGGCGGATGAAAAACGCATCCGCCCCACTCTTCTTTGCTGGATGAATGGCGAATTTGGGATATCTGCGGAGCGTGTTGTTCCGCGGGTTGGTTTGGGGTTCGAGATCGGAATTTTCAGGAACTGGAGAAAGAGAAATGAGCATGGCGGCAACGGCAACTGTGGTGGATCCGGGCGTGAAGCTGCTGGCAGAGCGTCTGGGATCGCTCTCAGACCGCGCTGACTGGCCGGGCGACCGATATGGCTCACTGGCGGCTGACGATGCTGTGGCGTGGCTCTTGACGCAGACGATCGACGTCTACGAACGAGTCCAGGATTGGACCGATGTTGCAATCGGTGAGACCGACATCGGCGCGGAGAACAACCCGGAACTCTGGCTGGAGTGCCCGGCGGAACTGACGGACTGGCTGGAAGAGCGTCACGAGAATTCCCGCCTGCTGGGTGCGATCAAGGCGGTTGGCCAGCGGTGGCGAACTGACATCGAGATTACGCCACAGGCCTTCCTGAGCGATCTGGACGGCGACGAACTCAACGAACTCAACGAGTGGGTGGACTCGGTCCACGACACGCTGGCCAGCGGCGGAGACCTCAAGGCGAACGGCGGCGATCTGCTGATCGTGCCGGAGTGCCTGCGGACTGTGGTTGAGCCGATCCCGGCGGATGAGCAGGCTGGCGGCGAGGCTTCAGCGGATTCGTCTGCGTCCGCAGCCGTCGATCAGCAGCCCCCGCGAGCGGAGACGCCGGCAGAGGCCCGGCAGCGGCTGGAGGAGATGTTGCCGATCGCTCTGCGTCAGTTGCGGGATGCGGAGTCGCTGGCTGAGAGTCGAAAAAAGGCTCATGACGCGGCGAAGAAAAACGTCGATGCGATGCAGGACCAGTTGAACTCACTGGTCGAGGAACTCAGTGAGGCTCTGACCGGCGTGGCTGGTGGCGACTTCCAGACGCGGCTGCCGTTTGATCGGGTGAGCCAGCCGGAAGCCGGACAGCCAGATCCGGCGGCCGAAAAATCCGATGAGCCGGAAAACGCCACGGCAGGCGAAGACCCGATCCTCGGCTGCGCCATCCACCTGCTGACCCGCGACCAGCTCTCATCGAAGACCAACGGCCGATCCGGAGACGTCGGTATCAGCGACGCCATCGCCGACAAGCTGGGCGACGCGGGCATCTACACGATCGGGCAGCTCGAAGCCCTGATGCGTGAGAAGGGCGGTTCACACTGGTATCGCGACCTGACAGGGATCGGGAAGGGTAAGGCTGAAGATATCTGCAACGCGCTCGAGGCGTTGCGGCGTGTGTTTCCGATGGTCAGTGAGTAAGGGAAAATGCAAATGCAATTGCGAACGGAAGAAGTAAACACAGTTGTTCTGTCGTTCTTTTTGATTTGCGGCGTGTTCGGCTGCCTGGCGGGATTTATTGGCCTGTGGGTCGGATTACTGCTCCTCAGTGTATCACAGGCGATAGGCCTCGGAATGTTGTCTGGCGGAGTCGGTGCGACGTTGATCGGCACTTTGGCTGGGAAGAAGCTTCTGCGTGAGATTACCAAAGAAGTGACGAGTGAACGCGCTGCCGATTCAGGGTCCGGACAGAAGGGCTGAGTAACGCTTGGGTTATCCGGTACGAGGAGAAGACTATGACTGAAACAAAACGGCAAGACGAGCACTCGGATTCACCCGCTTGTTCGTCACATCTATACACGATCGCGGACGAGTTTTCGGCTGGCTTTTGTGCGGCAATCAGGCCTGAGCCAAGACGGTTGACCGAATCGGACCATTGGATTGCTGGCTGGGACGCTGGGTATGTGGTCAGAAAGGCACGCACCGATGCGTTGAATGCGTATCTTGTTTCACTCGGCAAGAGACCTTTGTCAGTGATTCGGGTTGTGTGACGAACCAGACGTTATCCGGCGCCGGATTCGCGAACTGACTACGGCAGGGGCTGAGTGACATGGCGATGAAAGAAGAGCCTCGCATTGTGTTTGCCGGCCAGCGTGTGCGCGTGCTGGCTGATTCAGACGGAGCCGCCGGCGGTTCTGGTGTCATTCGCGTGGTGTATCCATCCGGGCGTTGTCTTGTTGATTTGGATTGTGGCGGATTTCGCAATCTGTCTGCAGAGGTGTTGACCAGTGAAGTTTCTGATCGACAAGTCGCCGAATGACATTCAGCGAAAAATGAGCCTGCATCCAACTCTTGTGGCCGGGCAGTTGTTAACCCCGCTGACACGATATCGAAATGCTGGAGGTGTGTTTGCGATTGATAATGGCGCATACAGCGGTTTCGACAGGTTGGCGTTCTCATCATTACTGCAGCGCGAGGATTTACATAAAGAGCGTTGCCTGTTTGTCTCCGTGCCAGACATCGTGGGATCTGCTCGCCGAACGTTGGAAATATGGAGGCATCGGTACGGGATCGTGAGTGGATGGCCGCTGGCGCTGGTTATGCAGGATGGCATGGAAGATATGGATATTCCGTGGGGCGATTTGTCGGCCGTGTTCATTGGCGGTTGCGATCCGTGGAAGGACAGTAAAGCGGCGGTTGACATCGTGAAGACGGCAAAGACCCTGCAAAAGCACGCACACGTCGGCAGGGTCAATACGCTGAAGCGGTACAAGCTATTTGCGGAAGCAGGTGCGGACACCTGCGATGGAAGTGGCGTAGCGATGTATGACCACATGCTGGACGACATTGTCAGGGGATTAAGTAAGACACCAGAACGTAGTTTATTTAATGTTGCTGGCATGGAACTGACTGCGGCAGGGGCTGAGTGAGCATGGCGATTCGTCCGCATCCCGAAGTTCGCGGACGGCTCGCCGGCACTGCCGGGGGATAAGGCCTGGCATCCGTGGTATGAGTTTTCCGGACGAGTGACATATCGCGATGCTGGGTGCGCCGAGCATTTGTACGTTGGATTCGGTCCGGACGCTGGTAGGGGAATTCTCAAGCCGCTGAGCGGACCCGCGAGGCGATGGAATCGAGGGAGAAGACATGACGCGCAAGCAGGCGAGATACATCATAAGTCGCAGCGTTGATATCAACGGACTGTTTTACTGCGATAAGGCGTTCAGGCTGATTCCGATCGCCGTAGCGTGGTATGCGATTGATGTTCGGTTCGGCAAGCGAAAGGCGAGGGAGAATCCATGAGCGATCAACAGCCCCTTCATCTCGACGTATCACTCGAAAGAGCCAGAGCATTGCACAGGGTCTGGCGGGCACTGAACGACGGGGACTGCCCGAAGTGCCACAAGCACAATCCGGCAACAAGAATCATCCGTGATCGCATAACTTATACGGAAAGGCATCACCGCTACTCCCGTGTCTCACGAGGAGCAATTGAGTGCCCTGAGTGTGGATTCAACGTGACCGGAGAAGAGATCGAGGAAATCGAGCAACTGTTCGCACCGGCAATGGACGCAGCGGTTGCGATCTTCCTGGAGTGGAGAAAGGAACGCCGTGAGCAAACTGCTTGAAGCCGCAAAGGCTGTCATATCCGTGGCGGACTCGCACGACGCCGTCAAATCTGACGGAGCCTCAATAACTGCATTGCGCGCCACCATCGCTGCCGAGGAACAGCGGCTGGCAGACGAGCAACTGCCGGCGACGAAGGAGTGGCTGGAAGAATTGCTGAGACTGTCGTCTAAAAGGTACGCATTTCTTGGTGTATACGGTTGGTTTCGACACGGAATAAAACTTGCAATCTATGACAACGGCAGCATCGAAGCGGCTGATTCCGTAGTGATCGAGAACCCAACCCGTCGGCAGGCGATGACACTGCTCGAAGCGATGGGGGTGAAGCCGTGATGAGTTACATCCGAAAGACATACGGAGTGCCTGCTAAACGCGGCGGCAAAGTGAAATACACTGGCAGTCCGGATGGTGTGAGATATGGAGTGATAACGTCTGCGCGCGGCGGGTATTTGCGAATACGATTGGATGATGAAAAGCGATCGCGAACCTTCCATCCAGCTTGGGAACTGGAGTATCTGTGATGGATTAGCAACAGCATCTCGACCGCCAGCGGGAGTGTTATCGCGGAGACACGATCAGCACAGTGCGACCATTGAGCGAATATGCCGGACAGCAGGCCGCCCAATACTTACACGCAATTTGCGATACGCCTGAGTCGTGTGCCGAGGCAAACAGATTGATCGCTTCCGGGAGATGGCGTGTCAGTCGCTGTGGTCGATGCGGGAATGTGGTTGAGCAGTGTGGATGTGACGCGGCAAGGAATGGTTAATTAAGGGGCAACGATGTTCGAGCGACAATTTGCGGATGTGCAGCAGGAATTAGCTGGGGCACTCCATAAGTTCCCTGAGTGGCCGACCGATCCGATTCACGCTGCGGCGATCGTGGCCGAAGAGTGCGGAGAGTTGCAGCGGGCCGTGCTGCAGCTGACCTACGAGCCGCACAAGACATCGCGGCTGGAAGTTATGCAGGAGGCGAGACAGACGGCCGCGATGGCGATTCGTTTTTTGGCGAGCATGAACGACTACGAGTTTCGCAAGAGCGACATGGTCACGCAGAAGCAGGAGTGATTGAATCCGCTTGACATTCACCTGCTCACTGCCTACCGTCATCCGCGATAACGGACGATCATCCGACATCACGGAGGCGGTGAGATGCGGATTGAGCAGGCTGAAGATCGCGCGCGAGCGATCGACGATGACGAATACTGCGGCCCGGACATGCTGTGGGAGATTGCGAAAGGCATCGTCGCGGCAATGGCGGCTGTGATCGCAATCGCGGTGATTTTCCTGCTGGCCAGCAGCGTCGCCGCCGCCGAACCGCAGCCTGGCCTGGTCGAATCCATCGTGCCGATCACGACCACAGAGACGCGGCAGGAGTGTCCGGCTCCGGGTTATTGCCGACTGGTCCAGTATCGCGGCAACGGCACTGGAACGGTCATCTGCGCGAGCCAGAGCGGCTCGATTGTGCTGACCGCGGCGCACGTTGTTCGCCGTGCTCAAGCGGTCGAAGTTCGTGGCCGATCAGCCCGCGTGATTGCCGTCGATTACCGACCCGAAGCGGGTCATGACGTGGCGCTGCTGGATGTGCCAGGCCTGACCGGACTGCGTCCGATTCCTGTGGCCAGCGAGTCGTATTCCCCTGCGAAAACGGTGCGACTGTGGGGCTTTGGCGACAGCGATCAGAGAGCGTGGGCGGACGCGCCGCTGCTGTCTGACTCGTGGGTTGATGCGATGGCCCGGCCCGGTGATTCCGGTGGACCAGCCATCGCTGGCGGTCAGATCGTCGGAGTGATCAACTCCATTTCGCGTGAGGACCGCGAGACGAGACTGACGCCCTGCCATCACGTCCGTGAGTTCATCCTGCGCTGCCGGCCGGAGTGCGTGCCCAGCCCTTTGCCTGTTGCACCGCTCGCCGCCGTGCCACCGCCGCCAATCGAGCTGCCCGGAGACATTCCGGACCGCGAAAAAGTGCGACGAATCGAGTCGCTGGAACGCGACGTCGCAACGCTGCGGAAGCAGCTCGCAGAGTCCGCCAGTGGCAAGGCCGGCCCGCCCGGACCGCAGGGCGAGAGAGGGCCACAAGGGCCAGTTGGTCCGGCCGGAAAAGACGCGAGCGCCCGCCCGCTGCAGGTCCGGCTGGACGTGGTTGACGGCAGCGGGAAAGTAATCGCGAGTGATACAGAGACATATCAGCCCGGTCAGCCGATCGTGCTGAGATTTCACGAGCGGCTGCTGACGAAATCGAAGTGAGACACGGCCGGTGTACGCCAACGGCGAGCGACCATGATGGTGGAGTGCTGGTTCAAATCCAGTCACCGGCTTCCGGATTCAGCAGTAAGAAAGAGTGTGACACATGCCGTCTGGTGATGGTGTGATTGACGTTCCGGTTCCTGTTTCAGTGGAGATGCCAGTCATGGCGAACGAAGTGGATGCCACCATCCGGCTTGCGATGGATCAAGGTTACTCGTCAACTCAGACGACTCTGCAGCAGGGTTTTGCTGCTGGTGCTGTGCGGCACAACAACGCCGCGAATTTCATTGCCGAAACGACTCAGCTCGTCCATCAGTCGGCGATTCAGCTTGTCGGCGCGAAGGCCGCGACCAACCTGGAATCCGGCATGGCGAAAGACGTGCTGCTGGCTCGTTCCGCCGCTGGTCAGCCCGGCAATGCTCCCGATGCCAGCAAGTAATCACCTCTCGGACTTCGCCCGTGAGATCCTCGCGGACGAAGAACTGGCGCAGCAGGCAGCGCATGACGTGCTGTCTGCTGGCTTGAACGGAACAGTGTCTTCAGTGGTAAGGCAGAGACTCGATGACCTCCGCAGCAGATACCACCAATCGGCAGACGACAACCAGTTCGCTCCTCAAACTGCGGGGCTTTCTGGCGGAGGCGATGACACTGCGCAGCGAGCGGAAGGCGACGGCCAACTGGCAGCGGGCACAGCGGATGGCGTGGGGTGATAATCACCATGAGTCAGACATGCAATCAGCGGGCGATGACATGATTCTGGTTGACTCTACCGTGACCATCACTGTTCCGCCGGAACCAGCCGCCAGCACCCCGTCCGCTCCGGGATCCGCGCCTGCGTCAAAGCTCGGCGCGCTGGCGAAGGCCGGCGTCGCGGCGGCGCTGATCGGGTCCGGCGCTGGGGCGGCGGTGGGCATTCCGCTGGGCATGTCCGCGCTGAAAGACCTGCTCACTCAACAGCCGGCTGCCACTGCTCCGGCCGCTCCTGATTCAACCGGCGGCGAAACGACTTCGCCGCGATATCTGCTCGAACTCGGCAAGCCGGAGTAACACGCACATGCCAGGCCTGCCCGGATCAGTCTACAGCAACCCGGTCGCACTCCAGCGGCGCGGGTCGCTGTCTGCGCCGGTCAGCTACTGGTCTGCCACCTGCGAGACACGCCGCTTGAACTGCAACGGCTGCGGCACTGGCGGGTGGAAGGGCACGCTGGTGCCTGACACCGTCTACGGCCTGCCGATCACTGAGGCCTGCAATATCCACGACTGGATGTACGCGGAGGGTGTTACTGCCGACGACAAAGGTGAGGCCGATTCACTTTTCCTGCACAATCTGCTGGCGTTGGTGGAGTCGGCCGCGAAGGCCTCGCTGTTTGCCCGGTGGATTGCACCGCTCAGGCGGCGCCGTGCGCTGAAATACTACGAGGCTGTCAGTCTCGCCGGCGGACCGGCGTTCGAGGCCGCGCGGCTGGTCAGGCCGGTGGAACTTGCACGTATGCGGTTGCTGGCTGCGAAACTGGTCGATCACGCGGATAGATCGCATGGGCATGGGGAGCTGGAACGCGAGGCCGCGGACGCGATTGCTCAATGTGTGAATTTCATCGAAGGAATGCGAACAACATGACTGCTGCTGCGATTCCGATTGGAAATGCGACTGATTCGGACATGGCGAGACGGCGAGAATGGATTCTGCGTCGGGTGGATGAGTTCGTCAAAAGTTATGACGAATGGGCCAATGATGAGAAAACAACGGTCATCTCGCCGGATAGTGCGCTCGGCGACATGATGGAGATCATGTTCGTAGCGGTCTCCAAAGGGGACATTCCGGAGAATTGTCTGGAACTCACGCTGGCGATCAATCGGCTGGAGCATCAATGGGAGTTGTATCAGCAGGGTGAGTTTGTGGCTCATACGCTCGAACCGCAGCCGACGTTCTACGCGGCTGTCCGGGCTGTGGTCGATGCGCGTCGCGGAGTGTCACTGCCAACATCCCGCCTGGTGGAATCCGTGCGGACTCTGCGAGAGCAGAAGGTGTCCGACATCCAGATCGCAAAAATCTACGGCCATCGTGACGGCGAACGGTGGATCGGTCCGTTTTTCAATGCTCGCAGTGCTGTCATGTCGCATTTGATCGACAAGGAAGCGGAGCAGCCGGGGTCGGTCATCCCTGCAAGCTGGGAACATCCGTCGGATGTGGCAAACAGGACTCGCCGCGAACGCGAACTGCAGACTCGATTGCAACGAGTGGATCAGCGAGCCACGCGAGAACAACAGCGGTCTGAACGCATTCGCAGCGAAGAACGTCCGACCGAACAGCAGGTTGCAGAGTACCTGGCCGAAGGCGCGTTTCTGCATCAGGTTCTAAGGCAATGGCCGATCCTGACTGGCGAAGAGGTGCTGGCCATCGCAGAGCGGCGGCAGGTGCCTTTGAAGACGCCACAGAGCACGCTGTACGCTCCACCGGCTGATGATTCACAGTCCGGTGAGGCTGAAGATGGTGACGACAGTGGCGATGTAACACAGGCTGTGCAATCGGGCACGGCAGGCACTCCATCGGACGAACAGCAGCGTGAGATGGTCCTGACGTTGATTGCGGACAATCCGGAGATGCCGAATCAGGAAATTCGCGAACGACTGATCGCTGCGGGCGGCACATTGACTCCGCATCAGATCGCCGGCCTGCGTCGAGAGGCCCGGAAGCGGGGCGCATCGCTCAGCTCTGGTTCGCCGCTATCGAGTGACACTGCTGCCGGTATCGCGTCCGATGACGATTCGGACGATGACTCGGACTCCGAAGACTGACCTGAAGGCGACTGAATCTGGAGGTCGCCACGATGACCACTCAGAAGCGGAGGGTGGGAGCGCCATCAATCAAGGATCGCGATGGAGATCCGGCCAACTTCCCGCCGCGGCTCAAGGCATTCCTCAAAGTGCTGCCTGAAGTCGGCACAATCGCCAATGCCGCTCGCGCGATGAATCTGACCTACCACACGGTGTTCAATCTCCACGACCGCTGGTTGAAAAAGTCTGCCACTTATCGCGCGGCCTACGAAGCGGCCATCGAAGAATCGACGCAGCTGCTCGAAGGCGAGGTCATGCGCCGCGCATTTCAGGGCGTTGTGAAGAAGAAGTTCAACGCCAAAGGTGAGCCAATAATTGATCCAGAAACCAAGAAGCAGTATCTGGAGCGTGAATACAGCGATCAGCTGGCGATCTTCATTCTGAAGGCCCGGAGGCCGGTCTACGCACGAAACTGTGGTATCGGGTTGCGCGTCGGACAGTTGGAAGACGATGCTGATGACGCGGAGCCGGATGAGTCGGACCGAATCGCCGGGCGCGGGCGTGACGAACTGCGCCGACAGACATTGGCCAGGCTGCAACGAGAGGAAGAACGCAGGGGACTCGGCGGGCCGGTTATCAACGGCGGAATGATTACTGGACCAGAGATGGATTCAGAATGATCGCGACCTGCGAATGGAACGCCTGGACTCCGCGGCCCGATCAACCTGACCGGTACGATCAGCAGGAATCGTTCTTCTTCAGCCAGCATGCCGGTCCGACGTTTCTCCTGGGCGGAAACGGAGCGGGCACTACGGAGACGATGCTGGCGAAGGTGGCTGAGTTCGTGCTGCAGCAGCAACCGCCTCCGCGTCCTGACACTCCGTTCTGGATCGTGGCCGGCTCCTATGTGCAGTCATGTGAAGCTTGCTGGAAGGAAAAACTGCTGGGGCACGGGCACATTCCAGAATCGGAGATCGACTGGAAGCGAATCAGCTGGCTCGACGCGAAGAAGGGGCATCCTTCCACGGTGCCGCTGCGTCCCTGGCCGAAGTACACGCATGATCGGCCCGATGTGAATCCGCGCGCGAACTGGGTGCTGGAGTTCAAGTCATGGCGGCAGCAGCTCAACCAGATGAGCGCCCGGTCGATCGGCGGATTCGCGTTTACGGAGCAATTCCCATGGGGGCTGTTTCAGGAGGTGTATCGTGGATGCCGCGAGTATTCCTACACCGGCAACAAGCTGGCTGAGTTCACTCCGATCGACCCTGAGTTGTGTTTCGAGTTGCAGGAGATGATCGAGCAGGATCGTGTGCCACCAACGTGGGGCATCTATCGGGCGAACACGGAATGCGCGCTTGAAGCCGGGCATGTGACCGCACAGTGGTACGACGACTTCTTCGGAATGGTGCCGCCGGAGATGCTGCTGGTTCGACAGATCGGGGAGTTCGGCGCGTTCGATGGCACGATCTATCCGTCGTTCACGGTGCGCACTCACGTTCGCGGGGACTCGGAGATCACATTCCCGCGCGGTGTGTACCATGCTCGCGCGATCGATTGGGGTTCCGGCGGTGAGCATCCATTCGCTTGCCTGTGGGCGTATCGCGAGTCGTCCGGACGCTGGGTGGTTTACGACGAACTCTATGTCACGGACCGTCTGACGACTCCGGATTATCTGGAACTGGTGGATCAGAGATCGAAGGACTGGGGCTGGAAGCCGGACACATTGGTCTGGGGGCCAACGTGGGCTGACACCGCCGATCCATCGTCAATGCTGATGGCAGGACAGCTCAGCAGGCACAAACCGCATTGCGACAATATCAGCATCCAGGGCGCGCGGAAGAACGTCCGGGCCGGCATCGAGCACGTCCAGCTGGCGATGAAGGCACAGGCCCGCTTCAACGGGCCGGGTCTGATCATCCATGAGAGCTGCCGGAATCTGATCAGGGAACTGCGGACGTATCGCTGGGTGCGAAGCAGTAAGACCAACGTGCTCAATCCTCGATCGCCGGCGCGCGAGCCGCTCAAGGTCAAGGACCATCTTGCAGATTGTCTGCGGTATCTGCTCTACAGCGAGGCGGTCACGTCCGGCGTCACGATCGACCGCGTCGCGAAGTCGCACGAAAGCAGTCGGTATCGGCACGGCATTCGACTGGAGAATCAGGGAGTCAGGTGAAGCATGTTCGACCGCTACAATCGCAACCGTCGCCAGCGTGAATCCATCATTCGGTCCGTGTCCGGCATCGAGCGATACGCGGCGAATTCTCCGCAGCAGACTCAGTCCGCCTGGACCCGTTTGATTCGATCGCTCGGACCAGTCGGATCGTTCCTGCGCAAACTGTGGCCGGGCCAGCGTCCGACGCGGGACCAACTCGATGCTCTGCGGCAGGCGGTGGCGATTCTGCGACCCGACCTTGCACCACAATTGCAGGGATCACGTCCGGCAGGCGGAATCACGTTCTCCGAAGTTCCACCCGGTGGCATCCCGGAGCCGGCCTACGATGACACCGGTGATGTGCGACGGCCGGAGCGGCGGCCGATGTTCATTCGCGGATTCAATGGCGATCCGGATGACCCGATCTATCGCGGCGAGATGATCCCTGTTACGTCTTCGAACGTGCATTCGATCGGTTTCCGCTGGAATGACATGGATCCGGCGAAGGGCACGTTGATTGTGCGCTTTCTGCAGAAGGGCCGGCCCGGTCCGGAATACGAATACTCTGCAGTGCATCCGCTGATTTTCGACGCCTTCCGCGCAGCAGACTCGAAGGGCCAGTTCGTGTGGGACCGGCTGCGAATCCGTGGCACGATCAGCGGTCATCGGTTCGACTACAAGCTGACGGGCATCGCTGATGGATATGTCCCTCGTCAGGCTGTCGGGCGGCGAAGGCCGGGTGATTATCGTGAATACTTCATCCGCCGGACGGTGACTGGCCGGAACGCAAGGACTGGCGAGGTCCGCGCGTTCGAAAGTCAGTTGCCCAGCCAGTTCGTACGGCGCGTCAGTTCGGTGGCTCTGTTCCCCGGTGGTCGGCGTGTTCCGCTGGTCCAGAGATAGACTGCGGTTCGCTCTTGTTGATTGTGGTCGATCCGTAAGACCCTCTGAGGCTCATTGCGTTTTTCGTTCGCGCGCAGCCTCAGAGTGATTCAATGGCTTCTCCGACCGTCACCGATTCGCCGAATTCACTGGCCAGCACTCCGTTGCGGCAAGCGATGCTGGCGGAGTCTGCGCGGCGGGTTGATCCCGCGTCGCTGTCCGGGGACGCTCCGAATTATGGCGAGCCGATCGTTCCGCACATCGTGTCATTTGCGGGCATGACCGGCGCATTGGCCCGCGTCTACATGCAGGCGGATGAGGCGGTCCGGCACTCGCTCGAAAACGCCCGATTCATGCGGAATGACGTGGGCGTGATGGAGTGCATCGAGGCTCGCCAGCGACTGACGGCACTGCTGGGCTGGCACCTGGAACCGGAAGACGAGTCATCGCAGGATCAGAAGGCACTGTGTGACCAACTCACGAAGATTCTTGGCCGCATCCGGCGATTCACGGAGATGCGTCGCTGTCTGATGGAAGCCATCTGGTTTGGCCGGTATGCCGTCCAGCATCAATGGCGGCGCGTCAATCTGGGTGGCAAGATCATCACGATGCCGTCGCAGCCGCCTGGATGTGAACTGCCAGGCTGGGCGCCGATCCATGGCGACAAGCTCGTCTTCCGCGCGCCGGACGATGATTCGTACCCGGTGAAGAACGTCGATGGCGAGCAGCTCGGCTCTGTCGGCGTGCGAGTGAACGTGGCGACTGTGCCGGAACGGATGCGGAGCCACCTGTATCCGACGAATCAGGGCATGTGCTATTTCCTGCCGCAGTGGCAGCGCCCGCTCATGACGATTCATCGCCATTCGATCGAAGACGCAGCGTTCGAAGATCCGCTTGGTTCCGGCGCAATCAACGGTGTCGGCATCCGATCCCGGATTTATTGGGAGTGGTTCCAGAAGCAGGAGTGTCTGGGATTTCTTCTGGAATACCTGGAGCGGTCTGCGTTCGGCATCGAGATCTGGGAATACCCGCTCGGTAACAAAGAGGCGGAGACAGCTTGTCGCTCAGCGGCGATGAATCGGTCCGGGCCGAACCGGAATATCGTCATGTTCCCGAAGCCTCAGGGAGAGGATGCGCCGTTGTTCGACGTGCGGCATGTCGAGCCGGGCATGGCCGGTGCCGCGGCACTGCAGGAGCTGTTGGAGAAGTATTTCGGCCATCGCGTGAAGCGGTACATCCTCGGCCAGACGCTCAGCAGTGAAGCGGACGCGACAGGACTCGGTTCCGGCGTCGCCGACATCCACATGGACACGCTGAGCCAGATCATCGAGTACGACGCCGGCAATCTCGAAGAGACGCTCACTCACGAACTTGTGCTGCCGCTGATCCGATTCAATTTCCCGCGAGCTGCCGGCATCCACGTGCGGTTCAAGATCGACACGAAAACGCCTGACGCGCGCGACAAGATGGATGCCTACATGTCCGCCTGGCAGATGGGCGCGCGGATCAAAGAGTCTGACGTACTGGCGACGATCGGGGCTGGCGTGCCGACCGGTGAGGACGTGGTTCTGCAGAACAATCCGCAGCAGGGCGGGCCGGGTCTCGGCGGTGACGGCGACGGAGATGGTCTGGTCGGTGAAGGCGAGAACGGCCAGCCGGGTCAGCCGGCGGCATCGTGGTCAAGGGGCAATGTCAGCAGCGAGCGATGGACACGCGACTTTGCGAGAAAACTGCAGGCGGTCATGAAGTGATACAGCGGGGTTGTCAGTCGATGGCGGGCAGGCCTGACACTGGCGGTCATTGTGGTTCTGGTGGAGCAGGATTGTGACAATCATGTCGAAAGACAGCCTGGGCATGCTGGTAAAGTGGTTTACCGGGCAACCATTCCTCAACGTGCTTGTGATGATGCTGATCGCGGTTATTGGCGGCGGCCTGTACTACTTTGGCGAACGCGTTATTCCCGGTGAACGTGCCGCGATCTTTGAAGCCGTGGAACGCATCGAGGCCGGACATCAGCGGCAACTTGAGCGTCAGGAAGCGGAGCAGACGAAGCAGTTTCAGCGTGCTTCAGATTCATTTGATCGAGCTTTGGACCGGATGGCGTTTGGCACGAAAGCGGTCAGCAGCACGGAGGCCGATCAGTGAGCTGCGTTGTCGCGGGACCGTGGCAGATGAGAGACGGCGGCTGGTCAGCTCCAGATGCGGGGGCTGTGCTGGCGACGCTCGATTTGTCGGACTGCGCTCAGCGTGAATCTGCAGTCGCTGGCGATGGCGCGACGGAACGCGGCTGCGGACTGTGGCAACTCGATTGCGATCCGGTTGACGTCCCCAGCGACTACACGGTTTTCGGCGTGGGTGACTGGTCCGAAATCGACTTCGGAACGTCAGAACGCGATGCCTGGCAGGCGATGTTTCGCGTCAGTTTGCCGAACTCAATCGAAACGCTGCAGCGGGCCTGCGTCTATTCGCTGCTGGACGGCTCTGATCCTGCTGGCGAAGGGACTCTTCCACTGTGGCCGACTCGCGAGCCGGACGGTTATTACCTGACTGTGCTGTTCGGACAAAGTGTCTACTGCGAACGATTCACGCGACTCCATCCGCACGCCTTCGCGAAGTGGATTCCACACATTCATGCGGAATTGCGTCGATTGTGGAGTAGCAGTCAGCAACTGTGCGCGGAGTGGCTGGGTTGGCTGTGCCACGAAATCGCTGTTGATACCGGGGTTGCTCCTGACCCGCAGACGACCACTCTGATTCCGTCCGATCTACGGGCTGCAGGATTGTTGCCGGCCGCGTTTCACACTTCTGTCAGCGATGATTTCAACGCGGGCAATCTCAACAACTGGACTCAGGGCCGTGGTACGTTCACGAATCCTGGCACGATCTGTCGTTGCACGGATGCCAGTGCGTGGCCGTGTCTATCATTCACGACCACATTGAGCGGCTCGAATCACTGGGCGCAGGCAGCCATCAGTCACAGCGGATCATCCGGCGTTGGTGTCTGGATTCGTCGGTCAACGACGACCGATCAGAATGAGGGTTACATCGGTTACTTCCGGCCGGCTGACAACACCTGGCGGATTGCTCGTTTCGTTGGTGGATCGGCGACGTTCGTATACACGTCTGGCACACAGTCCCTGACGGCCTGGGATGTCATCCGAAACTATTCGTCCGGCAGCACGCACATTCTGTCGCGGAACGGGACAGCATTCAGTTCCGGCAGCACGGACACCCAATACCCCACCGGCAATATCGTCGGCCTGACCGGGACCGCCGGAACTCGCGAGTACGACGGCTGGTCTGCAGCAGATGAAGGCGGTTGCTTCCCTCATCATCTTCGACAAAGCCCACTCAGGATGTTTCTCTAATGCAATTCTGGCGCAAACACTCATCGACATCGAACGTCCTGCGAATTCCGATTCTGGATTCGTCAGTAACAACCGGTGCCGGCAAGACAGGGCTGGCGTACAACACGTCCGGATTGATTATCAGCACGATTGCCGACAACGAAGCCACGGCGACTGTCTACACTGTTGCCGCCGGGAACGTGGAAGACATCACGACGCTGGGCACATTCGCGGCACCAACAGCTAGCAAGTGCCGCTTCAAGGCCGTCGATGGAACGAATCATCCAGGCCTGTACGAACTGCAGATTGCGGATGCCCGTTTTGCCGTTTCCGGAGCGACCTACGTTGATGTCACCATCAGCGGAGCGAGCAACGCGGCACAGACCACAGCTCGCGTCTGGTTGACTCAGTTCGACCCGCAAGAGACTCCCGCAATTATGGCGGCGCGAATCGCCGACACTGTGTTGCGACGAACGGCCGCGAACGCGGAAGCATCCGCAAACGGCGACGCGGTTTCGCTGGCCTGTCTGTATGGCCTGATCCAGCAGTCGCAGAAGTTCGCCATCAGCGGAACAACGCTGACCGTTTACAAGACGGACGGCAGCACATCGCTTGGCACTCGATCGCTGACGAAGACCGCCGATGACGATCCGATCCGAGGTGCCTCATGATCGGCTGGATGCTCTTGTGTGTTGGGGATGGGAGTTCTGGTCCCGGCGGCGGGGGCGGAGGTGGTTCCATGACGTGGCGGCAAAGACTCATGCGCGCGTGTGCGTGGCGGCGATGCATTTTCCTTGTGCGGAGGTAACGGGTAACAATCATGGGTGCAATTTCACGACTCAAAACGATTCAGTCTGGAATCACCGTTGCCGCCGCTGTTGCAGACAGCGATCCGATCATGCTTGATCCAGTGGCCAGCGCGATCTATGTGCCGGCCACTCTGTCCGTGTTGAAGTTCTACGGCAGCAGCAACGGCAGGTCAGACGGGACGTTCTCTGTGATCAAGCGGCGAACGAACGCCGACACAGACTTCTCCACGTGGGAAGATGTGACGATCGACACAGGTGGAACTGCTGGCTGGTATCCGGTTCCCGATGAGTGTATGCCGTTTGCCTGTATTAAGGTGACGGACTCGGCTGAGACTCCGGCCGATCCGGCGGCAGAAATCATCCTTTCGGGAGCCACGTGATGCGTCACATTCTCGCGTTGACCGTGTTGGGAACCGGCATCGTCCTGTTTGCGGATGATCCCGCGCCGCCGCGCGGCATCACGACGGACGCTGTTGTCCGCGAGGTCTATGACGGGGACACGATTGTGGTCACTGTCCAGACGGAACTGAGAGTTCGGCTGCTCGACTGCTGGGCACCGGAGATCCGGACGAGAGACGCAGCAGAGAAGCGACGGGGCTATGCGTCGCGGGATCACCTGGCCAGCCTGATTCCGCCTGGCAGCACGGTCCGGATTCAGATTCCGACCACAGGCCGGCTGGAAGACTCAATCACGCTCGGCAGAGTCCTCGCGCGAGCCTGGCGGGATTCAAACGGTGACGGCCAGCCTGATGCGGATGTGTCTGCAGAACAGGTCCGGGCCGGGCATGCGACGATTCGCAAGGAGTGATCGTAATGAGCACGGAATCAACAACGCTGGCCACTTCAGTTGCTTCAGTCGAAGTGGATGAGCGGCGAGTGAAAATCATCAGTATCAGGCAGGAATTTCTGATTGATGTCCTGAACTGGTGGCGAAATCCTCCGCACTGGCTTGCGCTGCCGGTTACTGACGAACTGCCGCCGGATTGTGTCGTCATCGCAGTGAATGTGTCGTTTGAGCGTCGCTGCATCGAAGCACTGATCGCCAGTAACGAGTTTCCGATTTGTGAGCCGGGTTGCATTCCAGAACGGATTCCCGGTGCTGTCACTGAGTTCAGACACGTCGAATTCCAGACGTCAGTGCTCGCAGAATAAGGCAGAACAGTAATGAGCACGGCATCGCCCACACTTCAGCGAGCTTTGCGGACAGTCTTCGATGATGTCCGCCGGGAACGCTATTCGCTCGCCGGACGCATCAGCGACGCCGCTGCAGAGACAGACCGCAATCCGACCGACGATCAGAAGCGGGCCGGCAACTACCGCAAGGGCCGGTTCTGGATGTGGGGACTGGAACTGGTCATCGAGAACCCGAAGGGGTCAGTTCGATCCGGTCGCGACGGCCAGGGTCGCGCATGGTCGGTCACGATGCCGGCACACTACGGCTACATCCGGCGCACTCTGAGCGAGGCGGACGGTGACCATGTGGACTGCTTCATCGGTCCGCATCCATCGAGCGAAGTCGTGTTCGTGGTCAACCAGCAGACGCCTGGCGGCCGGTTCGATGAGCACAAGGTTGTGCTCGGCTGCCGATCGAAGGGCGAAGCCCGGAAACTTTACCTGTCAGCGTACTCGGCCGGCTGGAAGGGGCTGCGGAGCCTTGTCGCGATGACGCGCGGGCAGTTCCTGAAGTGGTTGTATCAGGACGGAGCCACGAAGAAACCGGCGGTCGAGCGGTATGCGTTTGATCCAGATCAGAAGCGAGACGAACAAGGGCGGTGGACCGTTTCGCCGCAAACAAACAGGCAGCGATC